TAACAAATCCGGTAGCAGAGGTATTTGATATGGTAAATCCAGAAAATAAAACTGAATTAGAGGTTGTTCCTACAGATACCACTTGCGAAAATGAACCATTCGTAACTGAGATTATGGCTGTTTTTATTGATGGATTATAAGATACAACTTTTCCTGATGCTATAACAGCATTAGAAGAATTATATCCATACACGGCCTGCATCTGTAAAACATCAGCATTTGGAATCGAAGGAGAGGAAACTGTATATACAAGTGAATTTAGGGGTTGACACACATAGGAGAATGGTGTATAATTAATTGTTGTTTGAGATCTTTGAAGATCATATATGATAGTATTAGAAACAAATACTTGGGAAGCTGAATTTGTATATCCAGATCCACCGTCTTCCAATGTGAAGGAAACTCTTCCTGTACCATTAGTGACAGAAACAACTTTAGCTGAGCCTTTCCAACCTGTTGAAGAAGAAACAATTTCAAAAAGATCTCCCGGACTGTTATTAGCTCCGCCATCTGTAATGGTTATATCTGTTAATGATCCTGAAATGATCGGAGCATTTGCAAGATTTCCGTCATCAGTGATGGATTCTCCGTATATAAAATAACCTTTTACGGAACTGATATTGATAACATCTATAATTCGTTGATTCACAACCGTGGTATGTACTGATTCCACAAATGCAGTGGCACCAGAAATTGATCCTGTTATCTGATTACCTTTAAATGAAATATTTCTTGTATTATGTTCAGTTTCTAGATAGACGGGTATAGTCCATACACCATCAGACGCCCTTAGTATATCGACTCCGGGATTATATATTGTGATATCGTCATCGAATAATAATCTAAAAAGAAGTTGCATTCCCTGATTACTACCTTTAGCAGTATAGAAATCCTTAATCTTTTTAGCCATCAACTTTTGGTTGGTTGCAGTTATAGACGGGAAATTTACCAAAAACTCATTTTTAAAATTTAACACGAATTGATCGATTGTGGAATCGATATCCATATAATTTAGTAAGTTTTTAGATGCATTTACAGCATATCCCTGCTGTTCCATGAACTCATAATAAGCACGGATAAATGCAATAAGATTAGGACCATCAGTTTCATAAAATTCAGGAAACTGATGGGCAACTGTTGTAGAAATAATCTGATCTAGATTAGTCACCCTCTAACTCCGGTCACATTAACTGTAGTATTTGTTGGATCTATTTCAATTATAGTATTTTGAGATACTTGAATATCATAGTTGACTGTATTTGCAAATATCGCTATACCTTCTCCATTGAATGCAGTTACATCTAAATTTGTAATATCTATTTCGCCAGTAGAATAATTAATTGTTCCAGTTTTAGCAATTGTTGAAACTGTATTTCCACTTGTTGATATTATTTCAATATTACCGTTAGCATCATCTTGTAATGAGCATTGAAGCCCATCGTATGTGAATGATGAAGACGTGATTGAATTTGGAGTTAATGCATTTTGATAACGAAGTGCTGCCGAGTAATTTGTATTAGTTGTAGGGCTGATAATTTTAAAAATTCTAATATCTGTTTCTGAGCTTAGAATTGACGTATCTGTATTATCAATAGTTGCGGCAAGTTTACTGTACCTGAATAAGGTATCAAAATTTATTAAATTGTTAGAATTATATGATGATATCGATGATAAAACTTTTCCTTGGATATCTGATGCAGCCAATGATGATTTATTTAAATCATATGTGATATTAGTTGTAATAGCTAAAAACGTATAGTCTGGGGCTATCACCATAGGTTGAATAACAAATGTTTTAGTAGATATAAAGCTCTGGATCTTACTCATTTCTAGCTGAGATAATCCTACAGCATTATTAACATCAACAGCTATGAAAACCTTACCATATTGAGGGGGAGAAACAGATTCGCCTCCATACACATTTATTGCACGAATTTCTGGAAATTGGCTATATAAAATATTTTTATAGTCATCAGTTGTAACAGCACGTTCCAAGGTCTGATAACTTCTAGGAGCATTAAATTGTATTGATGAGTTACTTTCTGGTTGACTTCCTCCTGATGCTGGTATAGGATTGCCATTAGCATCATTAGATGTGCTTACGATAAAAGTTCCATATCCGCCTAACGAGGATGCAGCCGTGAAATTAGTTATTCCATTTGGAGCATCCATATTACAGGCACGATAATTTGCAGTTATGGTAGACCCGTTTGGAGGATAAATTCCTGCTACCCCATCACCAAACATGATTTCATAATTATCTCCTGTGGCTTGCATGAACCAAGCCTGAGTTGTAGTGGATACATTTAGAAGGCTATCAAAATAATTCCAAGGTTGGGAATTTCCGAAAGCATCTGTGACCGAAACGGTTAAAGATGTTGTGTCTATATTTGGATTAGACAATATGAATCTTTGATTAGTTAGGGTGGTGTCAACCGTAAAAGTTTCTGTTATCAAAACCCCCTCAAAAATAGGAACGGTTGTGACGGAATAATTTCCATTATTAGGATTGATAATAGTAGTCTGACCAGTTAAAAATGTGTACATATTATTACCATTAGACCCTTGAAAAGGTGTTCCGCTAGGAATGGTAACAAATGCTGGATTGCCAGTTGGGTACATTGTTATATCGATATACGCTTCAGATGAACGAGCTGAACGAGGTATATAATTTAATTCTTTAGCGTGAGATACAATGGATTCACGCATAACGGCAGTATCAATGAACATTTCATTGATAGCCATATTTGTGTAAAAAGAATTCATATAGGTATTATACGCAAGTAAATCTATAATAGTTCGAAGATTTGAGCCTTCAAAATTATAATCTTTGAATTGAGGATAATTTTGTAAGAAATTTACAAGATTTTGTTGAATTCCTGTGAAGTCAAGATTACTGACTGCCAGCGTATTATTAGCTACCATTACTTATCTTACCCTCGTTAATGTTGTCGATACTGTTATAGGCGTTATACTATTTATGATCGAAAAAGTTACGCTAATATCTAAACTATTTTGATCTGGATATCCGTTTATTAGAACGTCAATAAGGTTAGCTCTAGGTTCAAAATTTTCTATTGCAAATGTAATTTCATTCTTAAGTTCGGCTTCTGTTATTGGGGTATAATTTTCAAAAAGGTAATGGCGAATGTTTGCACCAAAATAAGGTGCATATGGAACCTCATAATTATTAGTTTTTAATATCTTCTTTATAGAATTTATGACAGATTGTTCATTCGTTACTGAAATGAGATCTTTCGTTAAAGGATTTATCCTAAAATCTGATAAAAAGTCTGAATAAACAGTTTGTTGTTGTGTTGGTGTCTGGATTGTCATCTTTTACCTTAACTCCTTTTTTGATATTTAGGTAAAAAATAGTTGACAATGGGTTCCCAACTCGTTATAACCCATTTCACTGATTATGGAGATTTAAAATATGTTTAAAAAGTTTATTATGTTGGCCGCTGTGGCGTCTATGGCAATTTCTCCTGTTTATGCCAAAGGCGGTGGTGGAGGAGGCGGTCATTCGTCTTTCTCTAGTTCTAGCTCGTCTCGATCTTATTCATTTTCTCGACCATCTTATTCGTATAAGGCAGCTACGCCTTCTCGCACATCTCGAATGATGAGGATGGTGCGTAATCGCCAACAGACTCAAAGTATGGGAATGGGAACAGGTTATGTTGCTCGTAATATGAATAATGGCAATTCGTATTACGATAACGGAAATAACCAACAGCCTAATATTGATCCTAATGCAGGATATGTTCAACAACCACAATCAAATGCATCTCAAGGGATTTCTGGTGTAATTGTATTTATTTTGGTATTGATGGCTGTAGCTCTAGCCGTAATTGGAACGATAGTTTTGATGAGGAAGCGTTAATATGGTTAATGTTTTAATATATCTTATTGGAGTAGGTCTTACATGTTGGATTTTATGTGGGATGGAAATCGAACTTTCCAAAGATAGGAAAGTCAATACAGAACTTATCATGGCATGTATTGTGCTATGGCCACTAGCATGGATTAAATTTTCTGTTCATATCCTTAAATGGATTTATAGAAGTATTCTACTAATTATTAAATATTAAGGATTATTATGACATATTATATTCGTAATGGAAACATTGTCAAGCTGACAGATGAGGCAGCTATTAACATTTCAGAAAAGCTAGATGCCGGAAATTATATCGTTAAATTTGATGAACGATCTGGATCTTATTTTCTAGAGGAAACTGATAAATTTACAAGTCTTCCTAAATATTATGGGCACCTTGTTAAAGATGTTGAACGAATCCTTTATACCTTTAATGAACGTCCTTCAGGGACAGGCGTAATGCTTTCTGGTGAAAAAGGCTCTGGTAAAACTCTTCTTGCAAAAGAACTTTCTATCCATGGATATTCAAAGGGTATTCCTACATTGTTGGTTAATGCGCCTTATCTAGGAGATGAATTCAATAAATTCATTCAGGATATTGACCAACAGGCGATTATCATTTTTGATGAATTTGAAAAGATCTATCCTATTGAACATCAAGGGAAAATCCTTACTTTGTTTGATGGAGTTTATCCTACCAAGAAGTTATTTGTTGTTTCATGTAATGATCCATACAAGATAGATTCGCATATGCGTAATCGTCCCGGTAGGTTTTACTATTTCCTAGAATTTGAAGGTTTAGAAAAGCAATTTATCATTGAATATTGTAATGATAATGAATTGACTCAGGATCACACAGATCAAATTTGTCGATTTGCGTCTCTGTTTAAAAGTTTCAATTTTGATATTTTAAAGGCTATTGTGGAAGAATGTAAGAGATTTAATGAATCCCCGCTTGAAGCTATCAAGTATATTAATGCTCGTCCGCAGGATGATAAGCATAACGTGTATACTGTGCAACTATTTGTGAATGATGTCTTAATGACTAAACGAGTTCATCCAGAAGAATTGAAGGAATCTCCTTTGACACAAGAAAATATTCGTGTTTCGTTCTATTCTAATATTCCTGTTGTGTCTAAGGCATATATACCAGATGATGAAGACAATGATATTGGTGAGGGCGAACAAACTTCTTCTAATAAAGAACAGTATTGTCGTGTTGTATTTAAGTCATCTGATATTACAAATTGTGATACAACAGCCGGAACGTTCGAATATCAATCTGGTAATGTCAAGATGATTGCAACCAAGAAGGTTAACAATCAAATGAATTGGTTTTCTCTTATTGCTTAAATAATCGAATATAATAGAGGATAATTAATTTGAATGAGAATATTGTAGATTTTAATCATTACAAAAATGAAAAGAAGTATAATGAGTTAATTGCTATGGGGGCTTCTCTTGCTACTGATGTTTTGATTAATTTAACCGATGTTGCTGGGATTCAGGTCGATAAGATTAAAATGGCTCCATTTATTGTATTTTTTGTGGAGGCTTTGAAAAGTCTTATCGTCGGATCCCAAGGATATTTTCATCCATTTCAATCCGATGCAATTAATTTTTGTAATATTGTTGGATTAACCGTAACCAAAACTGAAAATGGTTATCGATATGTTATAGGTAGAAATGAGGATCCTCCACATGCTGATTTTAAAGGTATTCCTGCTAATGACTAAAAATATCTTGACATATTATTCTCGATAATGTATAAATACCATATTAGTTGATGACAGTTGACATTAAAAACGAAAAGACCGGGGTTCGAATCCCCGCACCTCCACCATTTATACTGACTGTCAGTATAATTGACGGGGGTGAACATTGGGAATCGATTTTCGTGGAATAGGGATACCGAGACTGATTCGCTGGCCGAGTGGCTAAAACTTTAAATGTCGCAAATGATAACGACATTGTGGATTTTGCCCTAGCGGCTTGATTTACTTGGGTTGTAGGTTATCCTCGAAACAGAAAACCTTCTTTCTAAAAAAACTTCTTGACATGTGAGATAAATTGTCATATATAGTATTTACATGACAATGACAATTGCACATATGGTGATCTTCGCTTAACAGCCTAAGACTCCGGGGTTCGCCGGGTTCCTATCAACAGAATACCCAGCAATAAATTTTTGGACCTGTAGCTCAACGGTTAGAGCTGGCCGCTCATTCGGGGGGAACATTTCCCTAGCACCATATAAAGGCATTTAGTTACAGATGCCTTTATATGGTTTAATCCTTAAATATCAAAGCTTATTTGTAATTGTGAGTTTTGATATTTAAGGATAACGGTTAGATGGGGGTTCGATTCCCTCCAGGTCTACCAAACTTAATGCCTTCTTAGCTCAGTCGGTTAGAGCGGAAGTTTCTAACACTTTTGGTCGTGGGTTAGAATCCCACAGAAGGCACCATTTACTTCTAACAATAAGGAGAAATATGATGAATGATAAGGTAACTACTGTCTAGATTGATCTTAAACCTCCCTAAAATATTTTGACTTAATTTAATACGTTGAATATATTTTAGGAGAATACAAATGATTAATTTTATTACAGAATTTAAAAACAAAGCTAAAAATAAGTCCTTGACAAACGCCGATATGTTGGCATTAGTTATTTATAAAGCTATTAAGGCAAAATCTGATAAAGAACAGGCACTTCATGGCCTAATTAGGAAAGCATTCACAGCGGGAAATCGTGGTGCTGCACATAGAAAATATCCTTATTCTGCTGTTGAATATGCTGCTAGAGGATTATATGACGAATTTAAGGATAGAAAACCTTTCCCATTTACTTTAAATGATGAAAATGAAGTAAAAATAAGAGAAGGTAATATCCTCGGGTGCAAAAAATCTGATATTTTAGATGAAAATGACTTGACATTATTTGATTCATTTATTAAAACATCTATTAAATTTGCACAAAATGATTATGAAAAGGAATTTGCATGAAGAAATATGTTTACTTTTTTACTCGACAAGATATAAGCCCAGAGCAACAATTGGTACAAACATCACATGTTGCCCTTAAATTGGGTGTAGAATATGGGTCGGTTATTAATCCTGATAATACTTATTTTACAGTGATCGGAGTTAGAAATCGAGAAGCTCTAGAAGCCGTGGCAGAAATTTTAATTAAATTTAATTTTCGGTTTGAAGTCTTTTCTGAACCAGATTTGAATGACGAAATCACATCCATTGCAACTACACCGATTGATGAAGATAATCGAGGAGCATTGCTGGCTTTCAATCTACTAAAGTTTGGTAGACATTAAAAACTTCTTGACATGTATTATGAAGTTTGGTATATTACGAAAATAGAGTTTAAGGCTCCTTACCGCAACTCAAAAAAATCTTTCTGTGAAAAAAGACCAAAGCGGAGCCTGTATAATTTAATGTAGAAGAGTTTTCGAGGGTTTCCTTATTTCTTCTACATTAATGTAATTATTAGGATGATTACTGCAAACCATTAGCGCCTTCGGGCACCTCGAATCCATTTGGATTCTTTATGGAAGATATATTCTTTCAAGAGTATATCGTGGCCTAGCATAAACTAGGAGTAGGGCTTCTCCGAATAGAAGAAGAGGTAAGATCCGAAATCAAATAGCATCCTGCATATATCAATTTAAGGCTAGGTTTAGCAATTTTACTTAACGGTAAAGTTTTTGACTTCAATTCAAAAATGATAAGGTTCAACTCCTTAAAACAAAAACTAGCCTGTTGAAAAATTAAATTTGGGATCAGTTCAGCAAACAACTATGCATTTGACTTGTAATCAAAAACGCAAAAGTTGATCCCGTTGATTAAAGGTTAATTACCGCATTTAATCAGTTTACCAAAACCGATGCTATTATGTTCTCATAATAGCAAAATTTGTGGAACATGAACAGTCCACACTTAACCTGTAGAAAATGGAGAATTATTATGTCTTTTAAGAATGCTGTTTTGAATACACCTGTAGTAGCTCGTACCAAGAATGGTATGAGTGCGTTGGAGTCCACTCTTAGCAATACTACTGACCTATTTTTTAAGATCGGTGCAAGCCGTGGTAAGGATATTTCGGTAAATTTGCTTAAGGCATATCATGAAGATCGTGACCTTACCCTTCGTATCATCCAATGGGCACGAGATGTTCGTGGTGGAGCAGGTGAACGCCAGCTGTTCCGTCAAGCTCTCAAGCTAATTGAAAAGAATTTCAAGAGTGATCTTCTGGATACTACTCTTCTTGTTAATGTCCCTGAAATTGGACGTTGGGACGATCTTTTGATTTTTGAAGATGTAGAAGTTAAGGCATATGCATTTTCTTTGATTGCAAAGGCGTTGGAGGCTGGAAATGGTCTATGTGCAAAGTGGATGCCTCGTAAGGGTGCGGTTGCTGTAGAACTCCGTAGCTATCTTGGATGGAGTCCTAAGTTCTATCGTAAGCGTCTTGTAGAACTTACCAAGGTTGTAGAAACTCAAATGTGTTCTAAGGAATGGGATACCATCAACTTTAGCCACGTTCCTTCACTTGCAATGTCTCGTTACTCTAAGGCATTTGGTAAGAATGCTCCTGATGCATTTACTTCCTATAAGGAAGCCTTGAAGAAGGGTGATGATCCTAAGGTCAAGGTAAATGCGGGAGCAGTTTATCCTTACGACATTGTTAAGAACGTTCGTTATGGGGATAATTCTCTTGCTGATGAGCAATGGAAAGCTTTGCCAAACTATGTTGGTGATGCAATGGCCCTACCATTGGTTGATGTTTCAGGGTCTATGACTTCTAAGGTTGGAGGTAGCTCTACTATCTCTTGTCTGGATGTTGCAGTATCTCTTGGTTTGTATCTTTCTGATAAGAATACAGGAGCATTCAAGGATCTATTCTTGACCTTTAGCAGCAAGCCTAAGTTTGAACATCTGAAGGGGACTCTTTCTCAGAAGCTTCGCCAAATGGAAAGTTCACATTGGGAAATGTCTACTGATCTTCATTCGGCGTTTAATGAAATTCTGCGAGTAGCGGTTTCTAATCGAGTTCCACCTGAAGACATGCCTAAGGCTCTTCTGATCCTTTCCGATATGCAGTTTAATTGCTGTATGAATTATGATGATACTGCATTCCAGATGATTCATCGTAAGTATCATGAAGCTGGATATGAAGCTCCTAACGTCATCTTTTGGAATTTGAATTCCTCTGACAATGTGCCTGTTCGTTTCGATGAAAAGGGTACTGCACTTGTCTCTGGATTTTCTCCTTCCATTATGAAGTCGATATTGGATGGAGATATGTCTGGAATGACACCAGAAGGTATCATGAAGAAGGCAGTCCTTTCGGATCGTTATTCTTATTGAATAATTTATTGCTATGGTATACAAACCATACAGTCTGTGCCTGATATATTGAAATGTGATATCAGGAATTGTCAGACCAATAAATAAAAGGTGGAATGTCGTTGTGATGGAGGGCATTCCACCTTTTTCATAGTTATAATGTGTATAATATACGATGAATCGATTATTAGATGTTGACAGTCTAAATTTTATACTCTATAAATAGATATGTAAATGGGGATGTAGCTCAGTTGGGAGAGCAGAAGCTTTGCAAGCTTAAGGTCAGGAGTTCGAGCCTCCTCATCTCCACCAATTTTTAGGAATTTTATATGAGTGGCAGTTGGATTAACAATAAAAGTCACCAACCATCTGAGGGATGGGGCGGTTTAAAATAATAAATTATGGGGCTACCGATGGGTCGGGTGGCAGGCTGGCAGTCTACTAACCGGGATTCGATTTCCCGTAGCTCCACCAAAGTTTTATAGGTTCAGCTTGCTCGTGGGAGCTAGTGCATTAAGGTAGATTCGACTTCTACAAGCTGTTCATCAATCTCCCTAGAGGGGATCTGGCTGTGGGTATCTGAAGAGATAAGGTTATGACGGCAGGATACGGGAAGCCAGTCATATAAATTAGAGGATCTTCCTCTGTGAAACATTACAACAAGCTTCAAGTCTTAATGGCTAAGAAAGCGTTTATATTTTAGGATATAAACACCTACGAAACCAAACGATTTTGCATTTCTAGTAATGGGGAATGGATGAAGAAGATCCTTTATTGTATCTTCTATAGCATAATTTAAGATATACGTTGAGATACGTTATTAAGTCTTTATTTTATTGCCAAAGTCGTTTAGACAAGAGAATACAATGTTAAAGAAAATCGCACTAGGATTAACATTTGCCCTAGCTTTCGTTACCATGGCTCCATCAGTAGCCTATGCAGCAAATAATCAAAATGAAATTAACTGCCTTGCACAAAACATATATTTTGAGGCTGGAAACCAACCCGAACGTGGCAAGATTGCAGTTGCAACTACAGTGATGAATAGGATTAGGGATGGCCGATTTGGTAGTTCCGCCTGCTCAGTTATACATCAAAGAACAAAACGCACTTGCCAATTTTCATGGGTTTGTACACATGCAAAAGTACGAGACAGAAAATTGTATGCAAGCGTTATCCCAATAGCGGAAAGAGTATATAATGGTCAAACAAATGATCCATCTAACGGGTCATTATTTTTTAGATCAACCCGCTTGACATGCAAACATAGATATGCTATAAGAATTGGTCAGTTAGTTTTCTATAAGGTTTAAATAATGGCAAGTAACGTGTATGATGAATTGGCGATTGATTTTGTTAAAGTCGCCCGCCTAAATAAATTCCAAGCAAATATTATTGTAGATTTCTTAAAAAATGAGGGATTTATTGATTATGATCAGTTAAAAGAATATTACGAAGAAGAGTCTGAGTAATGTCGTCTTTACCTGAGATTAAAGATCTATGCGTTATTTTAGATGGACTAGTTAAAACATATAAGATCCCTTATATGGATGCAGCTATTCATTATTGTGAAGAAAATGGAATCGAAATAGAAACTATAGCCAAAGCTATAAAATCTAATGAAAAGTTGAGGTCTAAAATCCAAACGGAGGCTGAAGACCTCAACTTTTTAACTCAAAAAACAAGTAGAATCGATTTGTGACACCATTCGAAGCATATAAACTTTATAATGCTCTAAAACAGCATTTTAGAGATGAAAAGTATAATTTTTTCAAGTACAATGGTAAGACAAAACTAACAGATTCAACATTTGAAAAAAGAAAAGATAAATATTTCTTTAAAAAACTCTCTTTACATCCAGATCCTAAAGGTTTTTTGATTGCAAATTTCTCAAAATGCGGATATACTATCTGGATTGGAGATTTAGTGAAGAGTCCTGAATATCAGGATAATTACCGCAAATGGGCGGCTTCTTTAGGATCCTTATCCTATAATCTTTCTAATGAAATTTCATCCTTATCGGATGATTTATCGTCGTTAATAAAAACTAGCGGCGATTATCCAAAGCTATTTCAGTTGTATGTTGATGGATCCTTATCAACAGAAAGCTTAATAGCTATGGACTATGTACTTAACTTTATCTCATATTGGGATAAGTTAATTGATGATCCCATCTTCTATCAAGATGTCATATCTCGGGTACGGAAATATAAACCTTTCGTACAAATAGATATGGTAAAAATAAAGAAAATTTTGAAAGAAAAATGGGGTTAATCCTCTTTGTTATGATATTGTGAACATAAATACTACCGAGGCTTAGATCCTCATACCATCAGAGAATATAAGAGGAAATATCACATGTCATTTAGTAAATTTAAACAATCCCAACAAGACTCTCTTCGTAAGCTTAGTGAAGATTTAGCGAAGACCGAAGGTAATAACAATAAGGCAGATGATCGTCTATGGAAGCCTACCGCAGATAAGCAAGGTAATGGTTCGGCCATCATTCGATTTTTAGCTACACCAGCCGTAGATGGTGGCGATAGGCAACCATATGTCAAATATTACGGGCACTCATTCAAAAACGAAGCAAATGGAAAATGGTACATTGAAAAGTGCCGTTCGACAATTGGATTACCAGATCCTGTAATGGAGGTCAATGGTAAACTTTGGGAAGATGGATCGTATAACGATAAATCCCCTGAGCGTGAACAAGCTCGTAAGCAAAAGAGACATCAACATTTCGTTGCAAATATCCTTGTGATCAAGGATACCAATGCTCCCCAGAATGAAGGTAAGATCTTTTTATATGATTTTGGTCCCGGAATTTTCAATTTCATTAAAACAGCAATGAATCCACCTATTGATGATTTGACAAAAGAACCTTTGCATGCGGCATTTGATCCATTCAATTTTTGGACTGGTGCAGATTTTTATATGCGTTTTAATGTTAAAAATAAGCAACGCACATATGAAAATTCTTCATGGGGCGCACCTCGTGTGTTGGCACCAGATAACGAATTGGAAAAAATCCATGCAAATGAATTTTCAATAAAAGAATTTATTGATCCAGCGACATTTAAGAGCTTTGAAGAGCTTCATAAGCGCCTCGCATTTGTTTTGGGTAGTAAGCCTGATTCGTCACCAAGAGAAGAGCCTAAGGAGCTTAAAAAGGCTCTTTCCAAGTCAATGAAAGAAGAATCAGTAGATGAGTCATTGCCTTGGGATAGTGGTTCTGACTCTAATACAACCTTTGGATCGGATGACTTCGATCCTGATGACTTCGCTAAGTTGTTAGAAGATTGATATCCTAAATAGGGTGGTGTAATAGCCACCCTATTTTTTTCAAAGAGATTCCTATATGAAGTTGCTTTTTATTCTCAAAAGAAGAGAAGATTATAATTCTGAAATACATTCAAAAATTGGTCTAAGCACAGGATTATATAATTCCGCTAAATTCATGAATGATATGATGGTGGAATCTGGATTTGATTCTGTCTTAGAGGTGGCTGTCGATAATAATTGCATAGACAGACTCGTGACTGAACATAACCCAACTCACGTAATTATAGAAGCACTTTGGGTAGTACCTTCTAAATTTGCCGAGCTTACAAAATTACATCCTAATGTGACATGGATTATTAGACTACACAGCGAAATGCCCTTCATGGCTGGCGAAGGTATTGCATTGGATTGGATGGGCGATTATGCTTCATTCAATAATGTTTTAATAGCCTGTAACGCACCAAGAATGCTAGGTGAGGTAAGGGTATTTCTAAAATCAAAATTTAGATGGTCTAATGAGAAGACAGAGGATAAGGTTATTTACCTTCCAAATTTTTACCCACAAGAATATTCAATTAAATCTTTTGATAAAGATAAATATTGGATCGATATATCTTGTTTCGGAGCGGTCAGACCTCTTAAAAATCATGTATTACAGGCTCTTGCTGCATTAAAGTTTGCTAATTCCATTAAAAAGCAATTGCGATTTCATGTGAATGGTGATAGAATTGAGATGAAGGGAGATCCCATTCTTAATAATCTTAAGGGGATGTTCCAACATTTTTCTACTTCCACTGCCAAACATGAAATTATCATGCATACATGGTGTCCTAGAGAACAATTTTTAAAAGTATGTTCCGATATGGATATTGGAATGCAGTGTAATCATTCAGAAACGTTTAATATTGTTAGTGCAGATCTTGTTTCACAAGGCGTCCCTATTGTAGGATCCAGTGAAATTCCTTGGGCATCTAGGTTATTCAATGCCGAGCCATATAATAGCGATGGTATTGCTAAGGCATTGACTCGCACATATATGTTTCCAAATGTCAATGTACGAAGAAATCAAAAGAAATTGTATAAATACACTAACAAGACACGTAAAATCTGGGAAAACTATTTTAAAAGGGTATCATAACAATGTCAAGCGAATTAGATCCTCATTCCGTAGTATTATACAAATGGGATGACCAAGGCAGACTTCAAACTACAAACAAATTTGCTAGAAATCTAGAAGAAGCTAAACGTATAGCTTCAGAATTTGAGCATGATTTGGTAAAAATTTACAACGAATTTATGGAACTGATTTCCATCAATAGCGATGGTGGTCCTGATGGAGAGATATACGCATGAAATATATTATTTTAGGGAATGGAATTTCTATTAATAAGGAATTCGAAACTGCGTCAGAAGCCTTTACTTTTGGAAAAGGTCTAAATGTAAATTTTGCAGTTCATGAAAAAGATATGGGTGTTATAGATCTTAAGCCTGTGATTATTGCAGAGTGCGATAAAGGTTCGAGTACATCTGGGCCAGAGTATCTAGCAGGATAATAAAAAGGGGAGCTAATGCTCCCCTTTAGTTTATAGACAGTTATTATTTTGTTCTAGTCTAATTTTATTTAGTTGTTGGATGATCCACTGTCGCCAGCATCATCTGGTTGGGGAGTAGGTTTCTTTTTAGGAACAAATTTTTCGACACCACTTATACCAAGGCATCCGATTATTAGATATACTAAAGAATCGTAGATAAATTCGGTAATAGTCTTTCCATAATATAAATTGGAAGCCCAAGTAGCAACCACCATCATCAAACAGATAAATGCGACCCATCGTTTAGAGGAAGGGACGCCATCGTAATCCTGAAGAATTTTTGATACATATGAAAATGCGAGAGTTATTTTCATTAATTGCTCCAATAATTTAAATCTAATGAATTTCTTGGTGCTGCCGTTGGAGAAATAGTTACTCCACCACCGCTACCACCAGCACTTGAATTGTTTGTTTTATTATTTATAATAGTATGACCGGCAGTAGCAAATTGCTTAGATGTTTTAGCATCCTTCCTTTTTTCATGTTCTCTATCCATGGTCACCAATTGTTTTGATTTTTCTTGTAATGGCGCATGTATTTTAGTGGCAGGATGAGTTTTAGGTGTAGCTATCATAGGACTTCGTTTAGTAGTTGGTGTAGCCGTGGGTGCGGGAGACGCATCCCCACCATCAAATAATTTATAAGCCCCATATCCCAAAGCCGCTGTACCAGCGACAGCAGCCGCTCCGGCTAATACTTCTGGTGCAGCTAGAACAGCTCCAACGCCCGCTAGACCCTCTCCTATACCAGCTAGTAGGCCACCACCTTCTACTAACCCTCCTAACGCCTCTGCGCCCCCTACAGCGGCACCTGCCTCTCCACCTAATGCCTCAGCCCCAGCCGCTTCAGGAGCGGCATCTTTTAAGAGACTTCCACCTTTAGGAGATTTACCATTACCAAATAAATTTTTAACTTTAGGACCAACTTTAGAAAGAACATGCTCTCCTACCTTTTCTTCAGCAACACCAGCAGCAACTTTAGTTGCATCATGTAGGAAACTACCTTTATTCCCTTCACCTTCTTCATCTTTAGATTCTTCATCTTTAGATTCTCTGGTGAACAACTTTTTAAGTTTCTCTCCTACACTTGTCTTGCTTTTTTCTGATACTTGTTCTGCATCATGGCGCTCTTTATCCTCACGTTCATTAAGCTTTTCTACTTGCTCATGTTCTTGTTTTTCTTCTTCTTTTATTTTACCTGTCATCATATATGAAAGAATATTCGATACGTTCTTATCTATCGACATTAATAATTTAGAAGAATCTAGATTCATAATTGGGAACGCATGTTCTCTTTTAATAGGTTCTTTATCTTTTTTGAACCAATTCATTACCTTTGCAATATCATCCATAATTGGCATGTGAACAGCCAATCGTTCATGAACGTGTCCTACATATTTCTTGGCCGCATCGCCAGCCAGTCTCTTAACTTTATCACGATGGTTATTTACCTTATCGTGCTGGTCACCTAATTTTTTATTATGGTCATTAGCATGATTATTTAAATGTTCGGTAATATCATTTTTAGAAAGTGGTATTCCATCTTTTCTATAAGAAAAGTCATTGGGAGACATCGGAGCAATACCCATCTTTTTAAGACGAGTTTTTTCTGCATTTGTAAGATCCATTAACTTACCAAGAGACTCTCTCTCATTGATAGGTTTGCGCTTAATAAATGCATCTTTGATATTATCAAGAACTTTACTTAGATTATCTAATACTTTACTAGATTTATCTAGATTAGCGTCAATATGATTCAAAGATTCTTTTAAATTATCACTTGATTTATCTAGATTAGCGTCAATATGATTCAAAGATTCTTTTAAATTATCACTTGATTTATCTAGATTAGCGTCAATATGATTCAAAGATTCTTTTAAATTATCACTTGATACCTTAGGAAGTCGAGGCTTATCACTTTCTTGTTTTTGTGCTTGGGGTTCTGGTTTCAGTAACTCAGCTGTTGATACATCTTCTTGTACTTCCGCAGTTTTAACTGTTGCAGAAACACGGTCAAGCATTTTAGCAGTAGCTATCGGAGCTTCTTTTTTCCCGGCAAACCATTTTCCATTCGATTCATCAAATGAATATTTTTCGCCATTGATGGTAATAGGTTCTTTAGCCATCGTTATTCTCTAGTTCCTCTTTAAGCTTCTGTTGTATTAAACCCGAATAGATATCTCTTTCAAAAGGAAATAAATTTTCTATTTCTGGTATAGAGAAATTATGGCGCTGAGTCAAATTAAATATTAAATAGTAATAGTTTATTAACGAATTATGACTCAGCCCCACGGAAAAAAATCAGCAATTCCTTCCAATTCAATAATTCTATCATTCTTTTTAGTATTGGTATACTTAATAGTATGGCGAAGTTTTGGCATTGTATCTACAAATTCATCTAAAATCTTTTCATAATTTACTTTTCCAAAATTATTTATGAATTCCTGTTTTTCTTCTAAGCTATATGATGCAGCATCATATACTTTATCTCCTTCATAAATCGTTTCCAGACAGGATGCTATCATATCAATTTTAGTTTTTACCGATGTATCATTAATAGTAGGGTATCGGAATTGAATTTTAATATCATTTCCGATATCTATTAATGTATGATGTTCTGGAAATATAGTGGGCTTAATAGAATCTATATCGACATCAAATGAATATATCTTATTATCCTCTTTATCTCTATATCGTAGGGTCACAACATCATTGACAGATTTGGCTCTAATTTGTAAAAATAGATACTCTACATCAAATATTGGTAGTTTATTGACATCTATAGAACTGTCACCAAGACAATTTGTTAATACTTGTTTAACAGCATTCGCTGTATCTTTTGGATCATTGCTTTCTTGGGCTATAAGAAATATTTTTTCTTCTCTTACAGTAAAGGGTCTAAATTTTACTTTATCTTTTACACTGATCAAAGATGTCTCAAAAGTTGGAGCGGAAATAATTGGAAGAGTCATTTAAAACCTCATTATAGTATGGTAATACCAGTTGCTGGTAAATTTGTTATTTGGGAAGGCTGTTGTGATATCGATAGGTTATTTGTATTAAAATTAACAGGATTAGTTGTGGAGTAGTACGTATACGCAAAAGAAGCTGGAACAAGCACCAAGCTGTCCGTTGCAGCCCATGAAAAATTAATAGGACCGACTGATACAGGGAATATATCTTTAAATGTGGTTGTCATGATCGTTCCGCCATCTTGCCCAAATTGCGTAAGGGTTCCTTGCCCGATATAGCTATCGTGATAGTTTAAGAGCATAGCCCCTGATCCTGAATACGAGGGCATCACTAGATTTATCCAACTTTGTAAAAGTTCTAAAATATTTCCAGATGCATCACAATAAAACATAAGATCTAAGTTGGAAAAATTCGTACCTGTAGCATATGGCATATCAATACCATATCCGAGACGTTTTGTAGAATTAGTTTCGATACGTCTATTTGGCTGTTGGGCAGATGTACATAATAGATTAATACTTTGGGCAGATCCTTTAACACTACTAGGAGGATTTAGCATCATTTCAAAATGGGCTTCTCGTGCCAAACTTTGATTTGTTTGAGATAAGAATGTTTGGATATTGAATGACATTATTTCTTCCTTATGGGTTTAGCAGGTTTCTTTTGTTTCACGGATGACAACATAGCAGCAGAATCCTTCCAAACAGCAGCAGTAGTTGCTTTTTGGAATTTCTGAGTAGGTAACATCAATGCAATATCCCATTCTTTAGGCTCAATGTATAAAAATTGGGATCTCACATGATCGTATAAATACATTTTAAAACATGGCTTGAATAATGAAAGATTAGATGCATTTTTTAAGGTTTGGTATGATATCATTAAACGAGTTGTATCATCATACTTTTTATTATTAGCTATCACATACAAAGCATCCATTAGTTTAGCCCTTAGCACTGGTTGAAGATAGTGTAGGTTAATACCGTAGAATCCTCCGGGGAATGTTGCTACTGGAAATATAAGAGGGAATGCATCCCAATACGGAAGCTCATCTTTATGTTTAGCATCATATGTGAACATATACATACGTCCCGGCATACATGTATTAGTGGCCAAAGCATTCCCAAATAGGTTATCTCTATTAGAAATCAATCTAGCAGCCCTATAATTTAATGCCTTATTACGAAACCAATCTCTTGCCTCTTTAGATTTATTAGGAAGAATACCCAAATCAGCGGCTTTTTTAAGCATATTACTATAGATATATTTACTGGTGGTAGTTGAAACCATTTAAAATCATTCCTCGTTTTATATATTTAGTTGATAAACCCACTGTTCTTTTCTGTAGATATAACAAATATCCAGCCTCGTTCATCACAGAATTTTTTACATGCATTCCATTTCGCCTGATTGATCATATACGTAGAGGCTTCTTCTAGATATCTTTTAGTTTGACGTTTAGGTTTAACAGGAGGTTTGGTATACTTATCGGGTTTAATCTCCATTACAATTTTATCACCAGCTTTATTTTCTAAGTAAATATCTGGAAAATATCTATGGCTTTTTTGGTCAATAGGATTAAAGTATACAATAGAAAATTCCTCTGATGCCCATTTTAAAACAGAAGGATCTAAATCTAATCTACGGAATACTTGTAGTTCCCACCCAGAGCGATATATAATATTATTTGGATTGCCCATATATTTATCGGGATTCTCTGGGGTATAACGGCCTTTATAGGTTTTATAGTTCATTTAATTTATCTCACATAAATACTTTATCCAATATAATATTTATAGGGAAAGCCATGAGTTCAACCACTATTACTGACCCAAATGTAGTAAAACAATCTTACAAGCCATATACTGGCTCACAATCGCATGTATTTCCGCCTGAATTAGCAAAATCTGCTAATTTTTTATCTATGAATATCAGATCATATCAAAATACTCCCGGAATAACTAGTGGAGGTTCTGCTCCTTCTGTATCAGGATATAATATTCACCTGCCTATACCATACGCAGGATTAGAAGATAATTTTCATATCGATTATGAAAATACTGCTAGAGATGTTTTAGGTGGTACAGCGGCTGCTGTTATGGCTGCGCTTCATAATAGAACAGTTGCAGGTGATCCCCATGCAGGATATATTTCTAGAGTAGAAGATGGTATAAAAAATAGTTATTATGGTGAATGGGAGGGTATATCTGCCTTTGTGGGATCAGAACTTCACGGGGCTATTTTAAATAAAACTGGCACAATCGGGCAACAAGCTGTAGGACAAGCTGTTAATCCTAATATATCTGTCTTATTTAAAGGAATAGGTATTAGAACTCATTCGTTCCGATGGAAATTGGTAGCCAAAAATTCTGCTGAATCTAATCAAATATACGGAATAATAAAACTTTTAAAAACGGCTGCTCTTCCATCTAGAAACGCTGGTAGTAGTTTTACTATCCTAGATTATCCAGATGTTGCATTTTTATCTTTGAATGGCCCTCAGGGTAACGGATTAATTACATTTGCAGGTTTTGGTTGCTTTATCGAAGATATTCAGGTAAGCTATGGTGGATCTACGAGTCCTGCATTCTTTTTAAATTCTAATGCACCAGTAGAAGTAGACCTTATGATATCATTTAGAGAACGTACTATTATAACATCGTCGGATATATCATAATGACAACGCCTTCTTATTTCGGAAATTTTCCTAATACAGTTTATAATGGAACAACTATTCCTAATATATTCATGCGAGTTAAATTTCTAGAAACGTTACGGCTGGCTTCATCTGTATATTATCCATATGTTATAGAAGAAGGAGAAACTGCTGATGGCATCGCATCTTGGTATTATGGTAGTCCCGTTTATGATTGGGTAATTTACCTAGCAAATAATATCATAGATCCTTATAGTCAATGGCCCAAAACATCTGCTCAATTTTCAGATTATATTATTAAAACATATGGTAGTATACAAGCCGCTCAATCTGAAATATTATTCTATAGACGAGAGCCAGATATAGGATATCTATCTCCTGATGGTAGTCAATTTTCATCTTCTCCGCAACAGGGATATAATGTTGTGGTAAATAATACAGATTTAAGAATAACTCCATCATCATATGCTACTATACAAGATCCGGCCAATTACTTTCCAGTATATGCGTATGATTATGAGAATGAACTTAACGAAAATAAACGTAATATATCACTCATAGATAAAAGTCTATTACAACGAATTGTTTCTGAATTATCTGGATTACTAAATGCCTAACAATACATATAATCCCGGATCCTTATCCAAGATATCCCTAATCATCACCAACTTTGATGGATCTAAACAAATAGACATATCTTCTATATTCGTTAATCTCTCTATTACTGAAGATATTTTCAAGAATACATTATACGGATCGGTTATTATCAAAGATGCAATCGGCCTTCTCGAAGGTGCGCCAAATAATCCAAATTTACAAGGCTTTCCTATAGTCGGAGAAGAATTCCTTTTGGTATCGTATACTCCGTTAAATCAAGATACAGTTAATTTAAGATTTATGGTATATTCTGTTGACGATATCGTATACGGAAAATCCAATTTTAAAAAACAGTACACCCTTAATTTCTGTAGTGAAGAACATCTGATCGATTCTACTACAGTGGTAATGAAAAGCTATACTGGCATTAATTCAGATAATGTTCAAAATCTATGTAAGGATTTCTTACAAATAGATAAGGTAGATATACCATATAAAGGACATGCAATTAAGAAATTCGATAAGATACAGCCGACCAGAGGCAACCAGAATGTTGTCATTCCTAGATTGCCGCCAATTCAAGCCGCACATTTTCTTGCCAGACGTTCTATTGCGGCAGATGCAGCGATGAATACAGGTACATACCTATTCTTTGAAAACTTTAAAGGATTTAATTTTTGTGATTTGGAATATCTTATCACCCAAGGAATAACAAAATTTAATTCATTTGGTAAATATACTTCTCAGACAGATTATCATCCTATGGTATACAGATTCGAAGATCCTATTGTGGTTGGCTCTACCTCTAAACAACCACAACTAAGAGAAATGAATGCCATTCAAGCAATGCATCAAAAACATTATTTTGATACTATTGAAAAATTAAAAAGAGGACTAATAGAATCCGATACAGTCCTATTCGATTATACCAAAGGAACTTATTCTCCTACCAGATATAGATATATAACTACTCTTGACAAAACCAATACCAATCAGGTTGGATTGGGTAATGAGACAGGAAACTCTTTTCCTACCAATAGTAATTCTTTTATGACATTTGCTACATCTAATAGCGATAATGTCGTTAAATATAGTAAATTTTTCATGATACCTAAAGATACAAGCCAACCAGACACATTTCTAGATACGATTTATCCTAACAGGGCATCATATTTTACAGGAATGGCCCAGAATATGTTTACTCTAGATACTTATGGGAATACCAAAGTAAATGCAGGTGATGTCATTTATGCCACCATTCCGTCTAGTGTAGATAATTCTCCTAATAAATTTATTAGTGGCTATTATCTTGTTTGTACTATTCGACATATCATAAGTCAAACATATTATCATATGAAAATGGATATCTATAAGAATGCTGTTGACACAAAACTACCAACAATGGATTTACCTAAATCAAATACCACATCTAACACAGGAAATTCTAAATGATTAGTGACCTTCAACATATTATGGGAGTAGATCATACTATATGGTATGTCGGAGTTGTAGAAAATAGAGATGATCCATTAATGTTAGGTAGATGTCAAGTTAGAATAATTGGTGTACACCCTGATGATAAAACATTAGTTCCTACCACAGATCTTCCATGGGCTATGCCAATTCTTCCTGTTAATGGATCACCGGCTTTTGCTGGCATGGGGCATTCTCCTGTAGGACCAGTTATTGGTACAACAGTTTTTGGTATATTTGCTGATGGTATAGAGCGCCAGCTTCCATATATGCTAGGAACGATTGCAGGCGGTGTAGGACACCTTGACGCAGGTTCTAGTGCATCACTAGGGGATACGTTATCAGGCTTCGTAGCGGGCTTTATTCCCACAGCTGCATCAACTGGCATGATATCCCGTGGAGCATTCTATGCTAAATTTCTATTACAGAATTTAAATAATGCAGGATTTAAAATAAAAGATTTTCATGCAGCGGCAATAATGGGAAATATTGCTGGCGAATCTGGTGTTCAAGCCGTGGTAGAAGGACATTTTGGGCATCCATCTGGCCCTCCTCCTATCAACAGTCATAATGTCGGATACGGATTTGCACAATGGACCAATAGTAGATTGGTTAATTATCTCAATTATTGTAGCCAACATAATAAGAACCCTCAGAGCGAGGATGCTAATATGAGTTTTCTCATATATGAACTTACAGGATCATTTAAAGGTATGTTAAATGCGTTAGCATCTGGCGGTACGCATAGTGCAGCTGGAAATCCTAACGGACCACATAATGTGGATAATATCATAGGGGCAACGTCCTATGTCCTAGGACAGTTTGAACGTCCTGCCTATAGATGTTTAGCCACTACAACACCTCGTCGCATAAATTATGCACAATTGATATGGGCTGGCATGAAAGGTACTGGCCAGCCAGTTAGTGGAACAGGAACCTATTCATGACAGATTTATCAAACACAATTAATAATATCATAACTTCTACAGAAATGGCAATAGTAGATATAGCATCAACAGATTTTCTTTCTGTTTTCGGTGGAGCAGGGAACTTATCTGTAAATAATCTAACCCAATATATTCAAAGTTTTACTAATACTATCCCCATTTCTACTGTAGAAACATATCCAACGCTTTCTTCCACTACTTCAGATGTAGACACTAATACAATATTATATAATCCAAACGTTAGTGTTAGAAGTGATATAACTGGATCAAATACATCTGCCAATGGAGTTGTTAATCCAACCACTAGATATGTCAATCCAATAGGTAATGAACCTCCTGTAGCGGGGCAGGTTAGCTATTATCCATATAATAAAGCTTATGTGAGTGAGTCAGGCCATCTTAAAGAAATAGACGATACTCCCGGTAATGAACGTTTGTTAGATCAGCATGTATCTGGTACATATCAGGAAATGAAGGCTTCAGGCGACCATGTTATCAAGGTGGTTGGTGACAGTTATACAATTGTTGCGGGCGCAGATCATATTACAGTTCAAGGTTCTATATTAGTTCATGGCGAACAAGAATGTAATATGAGAATAGGTGGTTCCATTAATATTATAACAGATGGAGGATGTAACTTAGTATCAAAGGGGGCACTAAGAGTTAGAGCTTCTAGTTTGGCTTTCGAATCCACATCTGGTGATATTTCATTCCTATCTGCTGCCAATTTAACTATGACAGCCGCTGGATCCACTAATATTAAAAGTCAATCGACAGCTATCCAAAGTGATAATATAACATCTATCAAAGCTGGGCAGAATTTGGTTATAGAAGCTCAAAAGATATCAGAACATTCTATGTCTGATATTGTCGCTCAGGCAAGCGGAGGAATTTATATGCAATCCCAAGGAGATACAGATATTATTTCTGGTGGCAAGACTGTATTAACAGGATCATCTATAGAAGTAGCCGGGATATTAAATGCACAAGGTCAAACTAATATGTTAGCGTCTGGTACTCCTGTTCAAGGACAAGGTTCAGCTAGTGGTAGTAGTCAATCCCCAGATCAATTTGTTCCAGCTCAATTATCTAATGGATCTGGTATAACTGGATCTAACAATCCAGATGACGTTTATATGATGAATGATGATGATACCCAATCTGCAATGACAGCTATTCAAACAGGTCTTAAAAATGGTACTATCCAATCTGCGGATCTTATACCACCTGCGGCTGGTCAATCAGATGCGGCTGGTGCGCCTAATGTCAATTTTAATGCTATTCCAACTTCTATTATTGCGCTGCCTAGTGGAGGTGCTTTAGATAATCTTCAGCTATCGCCTAATTTCACTTTGGGAAGACTTTCTAAACATGCTTTGGCAAGCCCTACATCAGTAGTAGCTCAACATGGGTTAAGTCAATTGCAGATGGTACAAAATCTTCAAATGTTAGCATTGAATTCTCTGGAATTAATTAAGAAAAAGTTTCCAGACATGCAGATTACAAGTGGATTTAGATTAGGAAGTTCTAATTCTCAACATGAACGAGGTATGGCATGTGATATGCAATTTGCATCTGCAAATGCAAATAGAAATCAATACTTTACATATGCTCAATGGATACGAGATAATGTACCATACGATCAATTATTATTAGAGTATAAAAATTCTGGTACTAAATTACCATGGATTCATATATCATATAATGGTGGAGGAAATAGACGCCAAGTATTAACCCTTTTTAACGGGCTAACACATGGGAGTGGGCTGATCGACCTTTCGGGTAGTTCTTCATAACGTCTTGTGCAGCTGCCCATGCAGTCTCAGCTTGCCTAGTATGGATGATAATATTTCCGATAGGATCACCCACAGATCCATGAATATCCTTGGCATAGACAGGATTAGAAATCAAGATAGTAATCGACATAATAAAATACTTCATGGTTGAACTCCTTATCAATTGATTTGGTATAACACCAATAGATTAATTATTGGTTATCTTATGCCAAAGAATTTTTGATGAAGTTATACCCCAAACCGAATTCATATTCGATATAATCATAGCCATAAAATTTAAATTGTTCTTCAAGTCCTTCTGCACAAATGAGGATTCGAATAGCGTCTTCACGACTATTGTTCATTGCATCACGAATAATCAGAATACGATTATTGAAATCAGCTTCCCGATTTTTTTGTTCAATCCGTTCACGTTCAATAGAAGCGTCAGAAATTTCACAAACTTCATCCCAAATTGCTTGCTTACCGTCATCATCAGCACTCTTCCACTGTTGCCAGAAATTAGAAGTAGGACGATATCCGTATGCATCCTTATGGATATCCGAAATAAGATTTTCATCAAAAGTGTGATTGGTCATAATGACTTCCTTTGCGTGAATATCCTCTTCTAATATATTTTAATTATAGTGTCAACATTTATTTTAAATTTTTGACTTCGATATAATCATATAGATAAAATCTAAAATCTTCTGCCAGAAATTAGAAATGATATTTTTATCAAAAGTGTGATTAATTATAATGACTTCCTTTGCGTGAATATCCTCATCCAAAAATATTAAATGAGGATTACCATTGTGCTTACACCATGCCAAAGCGACCTGTGCCTCATCGGATGTAGGTGATGATCTGGATCTAATTCTATCGACCGTTTCCAATAATTCTAATGCACCATCACGCATCCATTTTGGTAGATCTTCATTTGTTGATTTATCCAATAGTCTTTGTCTAAACTCATTATAACGTTGAGTTTGTTTAATTTCTTCGTCTGTCATAAATTTTCCTTAATAAAAAAGGGGAGAGATTTCTCCCTCCCCTTTCCCCGCCTATTCTAAATCAGCCCATGCTCTAATTTAGAATCGTAGAGTTGCCGTAGCAGCTACAGCATTCTTATGGGTAGATCCCAAATCATGATATTGGTATTGGGCACCTACAGATACCGGACCAACAACATTAACCTCGACACCGCCAGTGAAAACAGCTCCCTTAATGGAACGAGCATTAAAATCACGGAAATTATCATATGCCGCACCAGCATAAAGAAGCGCATGGTTATTCAATTCGTAACCAACTCGGCCACCAACGTTGATGTCAGAACGATCAAATACGTTTGACAACCCAGCTTCTACACCTACCGTAACAGGTCCGACAAGCTTTGCATCATATCCAGCTTCTACGCCATAATTGAAACTATGGTTCGCAGGCACATTTGTAACATCCTGATAGCCAGCTGTCGCTGTCACACGAGGTCCAGTAAAGCTATCTGCCATAGCAGGAGTTGCAGCAAATGCAAGGACAGCTGTAGCGATAGCAAACAAAATAGACTTATTCATATATTCATTCCTTTAATAATATTAGTTTAGTTTAGACTTAAGCTCTTCTGCCTTGGCTTTCCATAAGGCTTGGAACTTAGGATTCTTTGCCCTTGCCATCAGGTCATAGAATTTCGAAATAGTTTCTATAGGGTTAAACATTTTTATTTTCTCTGTTGTATTGTTCGACACTGCGCATGCCTGCGGGAGAAATAATTACTTGACCTCTTGCAGAATCTCCATAATCAGCAAAAGTCAACCAATGAAGATTTTCTTTTCCTACAAGATTTACAAAATCGGCCATTACTTTTCGTGTCATTCTAGGCAGATCCCGATATACCCAATCGATTTTATCTGGAAAGCATTCACGAACTAGAGAAGCTTCTAATTCATCAGACAGCTTCTTTAACTCTTGCATTTCTTCCTTTGTGAATGGATTATTACCAGCCATACAATTACACCTTTCGATTCCACAATATACAAAACATTTCTTATTGATTAACTCGGGTCCATACATTCTTTATAAATCCTTGATCTTACGTCATTTGCCGACATACCTTCCGTATCTAAAGAATTTAGAAAATTGGCAATATGATCCAATCCTTCATAGAGATAAGGTTTAGGTGTCTTACTAACATTTGCATCATAGATCTTTTTACGTAGACCAGACGAACTAAAATGATGATCACGAGAACAATAATGAATCTTAATAGGTAAATTAGCCCCTGTAAAAGTATGATTATGTTTGTAATCAGCACCAAGAAATCTAACATCAATTGGATACGTTGTCAAGATAGCATATAGATCATCTTCTGTTTCGTATGGAATAATTGTGGCACCTGATGCAAAAATACAACTACTTAATTGTAACCATCGTTCGAAATATGATTGGATAGGTCTGTTCTTCTCAGGGCGATCTATAGTGGGATCAGTATGCAATCCAATATAGAGGTGGCTACAATTCTCCCTACATTCCTTAAGCATTAGTAAATGCCCAGCATGTAAAAGATCAAATGAAGAAGCTATGAAACCATTTGTCATGAATTTAAAATCGCTTCTACCAAAAAGATAAACCCTACTGTGATCACTATAAGATCCATAGCACATTTAGTGATATAATATGCAATACGAGACACCATAGAAAACCTATGTATTGGATTATTCTTGTCGAATGTACGGGCTATATCACATACTCCAATCCACAACATTAAAAATGTAAGAATGTAATAAAATATCATCACCATTTGGTTAAAACCTCATATAAACTTTTTATCATATACTTAATAAGTGCAACAGGCCACCATACAAGTTCCGAAGTGGTCATAAAATTTCCAGCTCCACCAATTACGAGAAACAATCCAATTATAGGCCATGCTAAAGTCACAAGAAAAATAATCATACTCATATTTTAATTTCCCTTTTATTCACGGTCTATTGTGGTGCATGGCGAGTAGTTTGTTTTGCAAGAAAGAACATAATTCGAGGCATATAATTCGCAGCTTGTTTGAGTAAATTACGTGCCTCACATTCCCATTCCACCGCTTCAGCTAAGATTTCTTTGGTATTGGTAAGCTTGGCGTTGGTTATATCGAGTAATTCTTTAGCGTATTTTAGGGCAGTTATGCGGTGATCTGCATCTTCTCTGAGAGCTATCACGTTACGTTTAAGATGAGCAACCTCATACCGTAGTTCAGTAATCACGGTGGCGGCTCGTCCCTCATATGTTTTATCTGGTGTGGGCCAAGAATATAAATCGGTGCGTCCATCTAGATTGTCAGTTTGGCGTAGTGACTTCGCTTCGGCCATCATCTTACTAATTTCCGAAGAGGCAATAGCAGATAAGTAAAGTTGTTCCACCAGTGCATTCAGTTCATCTTCAGGCATTTGGTTAGTCATGGTTAGTGTCTCGTTCTACATCGTTACTGAGACGACCAAAAATAAAACCAAGAACCATAGCACTAACGGGACCAAAAAATGCATTCCAATTCATTGAATCGCCACACATACCCACGCCAGCAATTGCCATAAAAATTGGTGATATAATCATTGCCACGATAAAATATAATATATTCTTCATATCACTTCCCTTTATTTTGGTTTGTGAGAAAGGCTTTGGCACGTTTTAAATGATCTGATGATCCGGCAATAACACCTGATGTCAAGCATTCGATAATGGATACTGCTAATTCCAAAGTTGCTTCAGTATCAGTTAAACGATCCTCGGCTGCGATTCTGTGGCGGGCGAAGGCTTGGACAGGTACTTCATGATCCCATTGCCCATCGACTATCCCCTCCCCAGCGCCTTCTGTGTGCGGGAATGTCCAGCGCACTAATGCTCCAGCCGCTTCCCTATCCGCTTGCGTCGCCTCAATCATGGCTGGTGTCCTGTTCTGCGAGAAAGTCAGAAACTGGCGGTGGTAAATCGCAGGGATCCACCCAATTTCTTAACAGCTGCACCGCCTCCGCCAGCCGTGCCTTAGTGTCTATCAAATCCTTCAAGTGTGTTGCAGCAGCTTTAGCAGTTGCTTGGTATGCCGTTTTCATATCATTCATTGCAGACAACATACGGAATTTTTCTTCTTTCAATTCAGCGAGTTCTTTATCTAGAATATCTAGTTCTTTAACTAGAGCATCCCGCTCATCCCGCATTTCACACCAAGTCTTGTCATCATCATGTATCATCATAAAACCTTTCACTTAATTTATGTCTCTAAACGCATAAAATAAGTTTATGCTATAAAGGACATATTATGGATTCATCCATTTTTCTTTAAGTGCCATCGCATCCCACCACGCATTATGGCGAACAGCATTTTCAAGTTTACTTGGATATGAGTCCACCCTTACCATACGAAAGGTGAGGTTGTCAAGCCCTACCATCATACCCGGTCCAGTAATTAAACATTCATTAAAATATTTAATATCATCTGGCCAATCTGCAATTATAACCGGATCACGATCATTTCCGATAAGGGTTTTAATCTTTCTACCAATATCGGCTGTATTATCACATTTATATGCCATACCGGGAAGAGGACTTGGAATATCCCATAGAATGGGAAGAACATTATCCTTTACCCATTGTTCACATTTCTTTTTCGATACAGGAGCTACACAATAAATGCTTTCACCATCCTGCCTGACCAATGCAAGAGAGATTAATTCTCCGCCGAATCCATTAAATTCACAATCTAAAAAATAAATCATACCAATTCTTCTCTATAAAAAGTATGACCATATCCATCTACAGTTATACCATATAATTTTTCATACCAATCTGGGATATACCGTTTAGGAGCTTTAGCAAAGAAGTCTTTAAATGCATCCAACCATACTTTCCGATCTTTCAAATCAGCACTATACGATAGGGTAAACAAAGATTGATTTGGTATCAATTCCATATCATCTGTTAAAACAGTAAATCTTGTAGGCATGCTCATAATATAAACCTTTTATCTTGGTGCTCTTCGCTCTATAACATGATGAATAAATTTCTCAGGAGAAAAATATTTCTCAAATATGGCCAATACTAACATAGGATCATATGGTTTGCAAGAAAAAATATCAACATAGGCAGAATTGCCGTCAGACGGGCAAAAATGTGCCGATATATTAGAGTCTTGTAAAAGCTGATAAATGGAGAATCCAACCTTATTAGGATCGTTGGTTTCACACCATACGATTTGAAGATCCCCAATTTTAATCATTTCGATACGTTCAAGAAGTTCATCTATAAACTTTTGAAATGTTATCTTACAATTAATAGCATCTGAATTACAATTAGATGCATCGATGGCAGTCAACCATCCCCAAGGTTCTTCCATTTTGTTCTCCGTTTAAAAAGTAAAGAATCTATTTATCAAACGGAGAACAAAACGATTACCAATCTAGGTCATCTTCCTCCATAAGTGCTTCTATATTTCTAGTGTGTAGAGCATTCCGTATCTTTTTTTCTTTTCGATGGGAATTACGATCAAAGATATCTCGCCTAAAATCTCGAACATCATCATATTCATGACTTTTACGCATATCATCTTGGCTCTTAGACATTGAAATTAAAACCTCTTCTCAATAAACACAGATTCTTTACTCCTATTTTACTCTGGTGTCAAGGGTATATTCATTCCCTATTACCCAACCTTCTCCGATTGGTGTGAATTCTTCACATGTTTCGCTAGTGGGCCGGGTAAAAAATTCCCGTCCTCTGCGGATGATATGCAACCAAAAGGGCATGGCTTTGCTTTGCTTCTGTCCTTTTTTTCGTCCTTTCCCGATACCACAATCTGTGAAGATTGAAGATCTAAAACATCATCTGTTTTTGTAACATTATGCTGATTCAAATCTGGCAATAATCCGGGAAATGTGTTATGAACCAAATCATATGTGATATTCTTATAAGGACATCTTTTCTCTTTCATAGCAAGAACAAGTTCTGCATCGTCTGGATCAAGAGCCTCTAGTAGCTGTACAAACATAGTTTGACGTTTAAGATCTGGAATATTGTCAGCCTGTCCTTTGATGAATAGATAAAGGGTTCTAGACTCCCTGTAAAGACTTCCTTCACTATCAGCAGCCTTTGGCATCTTTTTAAAGTTAGGTGCGCCTTCAGGAAGGTTAAATACTACGTCAGGGTGAAACATATACATCAAAATTTGTACGAGTGGTTTAATGCTTGCACATGTACCCAATGCATCTTGGCGTTGTTTAGGATCTTTAATTCCAGAAATAATCTTGAGAATTTCAGAAATCCCCTGTCTACGCTGTTCAGTCATATTATCATTCGCCTTTTATAATTGTCTTAAATTGTGAAACACTATCAAGAAACATCAATTGTTTCTTATGTGGAAGATCATAGAAGTTCTTCTTATTATATAGGAGGCGATAAAATTGAGATGCTTGGGATATTTCTTCACTTGTATACATATCGAGATTCTACCTATTCATAAATTTTGTTCAAATCAATGCGTTGTTACGAACATCATCAAACAGCTGGTCACGCAATAGTTCACCATCTGAATACACATCTTGCAAAACATCATCTTCTGCATACATCTCATATTTAACGGGATGGCTCTCCGTGGTATAAGTAAAAAACTTACTATCCCAATATGGGGTATGCTTAAGAATCATTCGACCCTTCTTAGACCTTTTACCAGAATCAGTAAGAGGATCCTTATACACGTCAATCCATTCACCGTTGATAAATGCCGCCGAACACTTCATTGCAAACTTTTGATCGTCACGATTAACAATCTGTAGAAGAGCGCCGCCTTGGCCGAATGCCACATTATCAGCACTATAACCAATAGCAATAATAGCATTCAGAATTTCTTTGATAGTGTCAATAGTAATACCATCGCCTTGAATTACACGAACATTGTTGAGAACCTTATATCCTTTATCATTAATAGCATGCCCAAAATGATAATCAAGGATTCGGATGCAGCTTTCTACCACTGTTGCTGGATCGCCACTATCTGGGCGGATAACGGTAAACCCACCAAGTTCTCCGTTCAAGATAATCTTCTGTTTAATTTCAGGATCAGTTCCTAGGAGTTCGCAAAACTCAAAAATATTATAAGTATCTCCTACTATTGCAAAAGTCTTACCACCGGTGCCAAAATTGTCAATCATCGTGTTAATGTAGGTTCGTTCACTCATTTTATATTTCCTTTCCAATCAACTAGTTTAAAAGAGCATCCATTAAACTTAGCGTTTCTTTTTGAATAACTATTATATGTGCCTTCTTTGATGGCTATGTTCCATACCCCTTCAGTGCATCTATGTTCTCTCAAAAATGAACCTTTATTACCACAAAAGGTAAACAAAAGATTGTCTACCGGGGAATAGCATTCTATTTTCTTGTCAGTAGCCTTCATGTGAATACTAGGATCATACTCATCGCAGTTGATATTCACAAACTTATTCAGTTCTTTAATAAAGACTGTGACCATCCCCTTTGTTGTTCCATGATCAGGTTTCCTATTTTCTTTGGACGCCAGTGTTGAGTATCTATCCTTATTATGGTAATATTCTTCGGTTGTTACATGACATATTTTATCAGTGAAGGAGTCTTTTACAGTAACCTTACCTGCATGAATGCCATTAAGTTCATGATTGTCTTCTGTAGTTGCATATCTTCGCATTCCAGCATCATCTATTACTTTCCCTCCAAACACCTTAACATGAACACTAGGATCAAACATGCTAACTGGCATGGAACTTGTTTCTCCTGTTTCAATAACTCGTACACTAACTTTGCCAGACGATGCGGTGCGATATAGATGTTTATTGTTTCGGTATTCCTCTACGGAAACTCTACAAACACCACCAGATGATATTTTTATAACCCGAACACTGTTGCTAGTAGGATAAGCATGAATAGTAGAATCAAACTCATCTTTTGGAATCCTGAAATAAGTTGAATCTTCTAGCAATCTAACAACAACCGTATTTTTAGTATTCCACCCTCTGCCTCCGGATATTATATTATAAGTATCTACCCTTTTCACGAAATCTTCATTTACAAGTTCCGCTTCTTTGTTATTCATCTCATCAAACGAATCATACATGTATAATATGCGTCTGCTAAACGCATGAACACCGTATTTTAACAAGGCATTAGTAAAACGAGTCCCGGAACCAAGATATCCATCATCAATGTTGGTAGTAGAATGCTGTCCAACATATATCATACCATTGATAGTATTTGTAGTTTCGTATATAATATAAAACATTTTTAAGTATGCTCCATTGCAGTAACACACTTATTTAGTCCTTTTGGTGACTTGCACTTATAGAATGTTCGCTAGCAGGAATACTAAAACCAGCCATATCAGCACCATAATACCGACGAGCATACAAAAGAGCTTCGATAGTGTCAGTACCCATGAAGTTGATAAGATGGGCAGATCCGCCAATTCCAGCAGATTCCAAACTAGATACGCCACGAGCGCCGAAATCGTGCAATTTAAAATTAATATCAGCGGGTGTGCCAGTATGTTCAAGAGCATCCAAAATCACCTTCTTAATTTCACGACTATTGGTTGCTACTGTTGTAGGATACCAAATCGAACGAAGAATAGCAGTTTCAAGAAAACTTGTCAACCAATAACATTTTGGATCTGTGTTGATGATAGTCGCCAACACATTACGAACAGGAATAACCATTCCCTCTGGAACTGCCTTAATATGAACAGGAAGGCAACCATTATGAGCATGAAGAATATATTCCCATCCTTCACGGTTAAATGGTTCACCATGGGCAGTAATAATGGCCTCAGCTTCATCAATCATGTCTTGGGTAATAGGTGCAAGCAAGTATTCCTTGATAAATGCTTGGAGGCCAAAAAATACGGTTTCATCATACTTTCCACCCCTACTCTCGATATAACTGTAGATATATTCGGTGTTAGGAGGATATTGATTGAACTGGCTGTACTTATACGAATCTGCGTTAAGAATAATATTTTTCATAGTAGCAAAACTCCTTTGCTTGTTAATGATCTTGGTCTGTCCTAGATCAGTCGTTATTTAGGCGAAAACTTAAAAACCGCATCATAATTTTCATTCCATCCGGGAGAATCATATACTACAGTCCAACCCTGTTGTCTATAAATTTCTTCAATATCAAGATAATTATTTTCGAATATTTCTACTCGTGTCATCCCAGATTTAATGAGCTTTTCTATAATTGTATTTTGAGAAATTGTAAATGGTCTATTATTAAATTCCTTAACAATTAACTCATTAACAGTTTCGATAACAATTTGAGGAATATAATGGACTTTACTAGATAAAGCTTCTTTTGGTGAAATAGGAAGTATATGTCTAGATGTTACCATTATTCAAACTCCACTAAAGTTACCGAGCCTCCTTGCTCTGTTATCACCTTAGCAAAATCTTCTAGCATAGTCAAGATACGATTTTTATCTCCACCAGCAAGACCCATTCCGATATAAGGAAATCCAAATCTAGCTTTACTAAGTGTAGTAAGCTTCTTTAGAATAAGATAGAAGCTCTCATACTCGAAATGATCAATGCCACGAGGCGTATAGTGGACCTGAGTGTATGCATTGATCACGATGAAATTAAAAGTTGTATACGAGCTAAAGTTGCCAAGCTTAGCGACAGGATTCTTCCACTGTTGAGATGCCAAACAATCAGCATCATATGCACCCGGATATCTTGCACGAATTTCCTTGGCAATGCCCCCTGCCATTGTGTTTTGACAGTTGCAACCATGTACGATAACATCAAACTCACCTTGTTCGGCAAGATCAATAAGGTTTCCTTTGGTATGTTTAAGCATTGTTCTGACTTTCAATTTTTCGAATTTTCGGCTTCATATTTTCATAAATTATATGACGACAAGCGGCTAATGAAAATGGGTTGTAAGGAACAAAACATCCTCCTGAACCATCATCATTCAGCGACCATCTAGAACAAAATTCTATACAATCACATTCAACACGATCTGTTGTTTTATCATTTATCATAAAATTTATCCCAAATTGCGTTTCGGAATCGAATATGGTGGTAAATTATATTCGATTCCGAACCTCATCATCCCATTTGCAAAAGGTTTTGTATTTCTTAGTAGACTGTTCTACAATTGCGATCGATTGAGAAAAATTGAAATTATTGGCGACAAAGTAATTCAAAGCAGCGTATACGTCACCGATTTCTTCGATAAACTTTTCATTAAGATCGCCAGACCAATGATCAGTCTTGCCTTCAGATCCAATCAGCTTTCCGCAAACTTGTTGCAGTTCACCCAATTCTTCGATCAGCTTGGACAACCCGTTCCATTCGCTTGATCCTATACAATATGGTTTAGTCATGGCCAATCCTGCGCTTTCTTACGTTCAAATTCACGTAGCATTTTAGCATTTTTTTGTTTTAAACGAATGCTTCTTTCATATTCTTTATCCATATTAATAAAAAATTTCTTTTCCTCACATGTTAGATCTATGTTGAATAGAGTATCTCTATCTGCTAAAATTGCGCCTCTCGTCAATGTTACAGTTTTCCAGAAGAATCCATAAACACAAACACGCCAATTATCGTTTATATTACGAATTCTATCTTTATTGACATAATAGCTCGTTTCATGCCAATTATCCCATAAGATATCATATCCCTCATTTTTAATTTGGTTTATAACAAATTGTGCAAATCTCATTTTTCTATCCTTTATTCACATATCTAATTCAAGCTAAACCAAAGATATCTGTTGGTATACTCGTTATAGATATCAATGCCTTCCTTTAACTTATATAATGTAAGTCTTTTATCTGGAAGCTTACGAGTTATAATAGCTTTAAGTTTAAAATAATCTAAATCTGACATTACTCGACCTTATCTAATATATCAAGAATTTCTTTTTCAGTTGCCTCATCATCATTATAATCTTCGTTAATAAACTTAACTGGATCACCTATCTTAAATTTATTAATTTGTTCTTGTAGAAAAGTATATATATCAATGGTGATAAAATATCACTAGAACCATAATAATTACTTTTCTGTAATATCTTTTTACGTAAATCACATGTAGTATAAGCTTCTATTTTATCTCTTACATTTCTAGTCTCATTATAAAATTCTACCATCAATTTTTCAGTATTAGAATCTATTAATACTTTGAATAACTTATCTTGGAACTTAATATACATAATTAATCACCTTAATAATTTACTTCATAAATACATTAACTAATCTTTAATTTATAACGATCAGTTAGACTTTTCAGTTAAACTGCAAACTGAATCAATATTGTCTGTTTCAATAAGCTGCCATCCATTATATGCATTCCAAATAGCAAATCTTCCATCAAACTGTCCTCCATGTAATTTTTGTATTTTCGTATCTCCACAAATTTTAACTATTGTGGAAGATACAGGTAACTTATATTGTTCTTCCACAGTTTCATTTTCATTTCCAGCTAGATTACGATATGGGGGATTGCCGATGTAATACCCAGAAGAGGCGTCATCATCACAACCAGAAAGAGTTAAACATATTAATATCATAATAAAGTATTTCATAACTAATTCCTTAATAATTTACTACTGCTTGTCCAATTTTTAAATTTATTCATGGCAATGTTTCCGGGTAATAATGTGTTTCAACCACATTTTTGCATCTATCACATAAGCCAGTTTCATTGTCAACAATTTTATATCGTTTCCAACACCTAGGGCATTTTAGATCTAAATTTATAAAATGTAATGCGCCGAGTTTAACTTCGCCACAATTAGCAATATTACAATCGGAAGGAAAGATTCCTGATGGTATACAGACGATATCTTCAATACTAGCTCCTCTGCCTACAATATCAGACAGTTCGCCAGATTGATTATCCATATCGAGCATAATAGCTACATCAAACATATTGGTATAAAATATCCATCCAATATCTTCAGCCTTTGTAATTTTATTTTGCTTTCTGATATTCATGTCTAATTTGCTCGCTGCGTTATCAATTAAATCTCGCAATATTTTCTTCACATCAAATTCATGAAATTCAATATCTTGATGTTTGTCCATCAAATTAGTATCAGTGTCAAAAAGTAGACGCATATATCATACTCCTAGGAAGAAATTGATAATATGAAAATGATCATCAAAAAGCATATCTTCACGAAGTTCCCCGATAGGGATCCACTTTGCTTTTTCAGCATCATCCGCACCTTTGACCTTAGGCAATTTTACATCATCTGTCAACTTGAAATGGGCAGCATGAGTGATAACCCTACCCAAAGTAGATCGATGCACATCATCGAACACATGTTCGCCTACTTGACAACCACGGATAACCTTTTCAGGAACCTTAATAAGAGTTTCTTCCTTAAGTTCACGAAGGATACCATCGGATATACGTTCATCCATCTCTAAATGGCCTCCCGGAAGTGCCCACAGCCCCTTTCCCGGCTCACTGCGGCGCTTTACCAACAGAATATGCCCAGATTGCTCTACAACAGCATCTACAGTAACATGTTTAACTGGATATGGTGCAGCTGCCCATGATTTCTTATATGCCTTTACGTGGACCAATTCCGACTTCAATTGGTCATACTCTGAGGTATGAATAAATCGGTCAAAGAGAAATTGTGCGCTCTCCTTAGGAAGAAGAGAATCTTGGACTTCCCATTTATGTAACCGTCCTTCAAGAAATCCTTCACGAATATTAGTTGCATGAATATCTCCATGAACATCCACATTCACGGATTCCCATTGGGGGAACAATTTAAGATAATATGAAGAATGATCTTTAGAGGCTCCAATCAAGCCTACTTTGGCATCAGCAGTTCCATGAAGATGAAATCCACCCTCATTAATGATATCAAGAGTTACATTATTAGCAATATCTTGAATTTGCTTAACCCACGCACTATCATTGTAAAGCTTATCATATAGAGGCTTAATAATAAGGCGACTGTTAGCAGTTTCTGTGGAATATCCAAATGGAATCCCTACATGATCTGAGAATACCTCAGAAATAACATTTTCTCGCTCTTGAAATGTAAAGGGGGTACGAATTGTACGTGCTTTACCAGCAGATCCAACCAAAACCAAGACATTTCTTGATTTCTCTAAAGCGGTTTGGATAACCTTGACATGGCCAAGGTGAAGAGGACTAAATCGCCCAATAAAAACCAATAGGTCAAATTCTTTATTCATAGCTCAAAACTCCTTTGAGTAATTATGCAAAGAGTCTATCTCTAAGCATCGGTATTTATATTAGCAAGAATGCTCTCTTAATACGATTCCAACCTTTGTCTGAATATATTGACAATCATATTTATTATCTTGAATTATATTCATATCGTCAGTAGTTTTATCTCCATCTGTCCGATATCCAATTACCAATCCATCATTTGATGGTGGTGTTGAAGTAGATGTATCGACAGGAACATCAGTTTCGCTGGTAGTAGGTATTCCTGTATCGACTTGAGATGTATTAATTTTATTATGTTTACCAGATTGCCCACCTTGGGCTTCGCATCCTGATAGCAAACATATCGCAATAATGCAAGATAAAAGTTTCATATTATAATCCTAAAAAATGGAGGGGATTTCTCCCCTCCAAATTCAATTAGTTGCTAGGAAGCTGGATCATATTGGATGCATTGCCTGCAACATAAGTTGGCAAATGACCATCCCACTTTTCCAGATACTTTTGCTTCAGAATGTTGGGATTCGCTTCTAGAGCTTGTGCCTCGATCTGGGTAGCCTTAGCATCACCTGTAGCCTTAGCTACTCGTGCTTCTGCATCAGCCTTGGCAGTTGCGACATTAGCTTCAGCTGCCAGAGCTTGCTGTTGGTTAGTGATCTTTTGATTGATCTGTGCCATAACAGCCTGAGGAACACGAGGACCGCCAGCCCAATAAAGCTGCTCTACAACCAAACCACGGTCGTTGAAAAACTTCTGAACATCAACCTGAGTTCGTGCCAAAAGCTCTCCCTTCTTAGCACCATAGATATCTTCAATGCTCATTGCAGAGGCTTGATTAATCAAAGCTCCACGAATTTCATTGCGAAGTGGTCCAGCAATGATATCGTCCATATCCATACGATAGTTTGTATACAACTTAGGAGCCTTAGATGGATCCACATGGTATGCTACACCAATATCTGCTGTAGCACTCATACCGTTACTATCGTTGAACTGAAATTCCTCGTTAACATTATTCCCTTCATTGGAAGAAGCTGTCCAAACATAAGTATGAGTCGATACAGGATACTCATAAATCGAAGTGCCTAGTCCGGTAAAATAAGTACCAATTCCCTTAGGATCTGGATCTACACCGGCATTAGAACCCCATGAGGTAACTTGGATACCCACGTTACCCGGAGCAACCCTCGAACACGCACCAAGACTGACAGCGCAAACGCTAAGCAAAATAATATCACGAATCTTCATTATTAACATCTTCCTTTTGATTGACAACTGGCATTATTGCCGCTGCTCGTTTAAATACGATGGAAATAACCCATACAATAATCGATACCATCAATACGATTAGTGCAATTCCGACATCATCATGAGCATTAAACAAAAACTGAATAGTCTTTGGTATCAAGATGAATACACCAAATATAATAAATGGCCATTTAGCCACATTTAAAAAAGATTTCAAGACTTTTTCCCCTTAGATTTTGCAATAAGAAATCCAATAGTTGGAAATATTGCAATAAACCACACTATGGATAATGCCACACTGGATAACAAATATCCAAAAACCTTTTCTCCATCGATTTCTGTAGTCCTACTACGACTAAAGGTATCGAACACTTGAAAATCTTTACCATATGCCAAATAACCTCGAATAATGAGAGTTACTATTGCTCCCAATATATAAAGTTCACACATTCTTTTTTTCCTTTAAGAGTTTAGCAATTTTCTTTCCCATTGTAAATACAATTATAGCTGGAATGACCATAATAATTATAGGCCATGCCAAAGAGCTTATAATGAGAAGTAAAGTGCATTTAAGAAGCATATCCTCGTCAAGTTCCCCATTTTTATAATAAAAAGGTGTGGGATCAGATTGGTACGCAAACCCTATTATTCCAATAATCAAAAAGAATATAAGTAATGCACATACGAAATATATAAACATATTGGTTTTCCTATGAGGGAAGAAGGGGGGGTGGTAAATCCACCCCCTAGTTAAATTAGGCAGCTTCTGCCATTTCCATAGCAATGTTTGCAGCTTGGATCTTACGATTCTGGTTTGCACCAAACCAAGCGGATTGAAGACGGCTTTCAGTCGAACGACCAAGGATGTGATCAGTGGCATAAGTCACTGCATTAAATGCCTGCCACCATGTGCCACGACCAAATTCTGCACCGGGCTGACTCTCTAGTGCTTCGTATACGGTACGAGCTGGACGGCTGGCCAGTTCACCCTCTTCAGCCTTAGCATTGCTGACAGCTGGGAAAATACGGTTAAAGTATTCAACAATGGTTTCATTGGTGAAACGCTTGCTAGACAGATATTCAGCCATTTCCTTATACTTAGCAAGCTTCTCCTTCGAAATACCGAGGGCTTCCTTTGCAAGATCAGCATTAAACTGGCTACGATGACCAGCTGAGAACCGAGAAGTAAACGAGGAACCCATTGCCATTGCAAGAGTATTAGCACAGACTACCCGGATAGGAGTAAAACGGATTTCAATCGACTTACCATACTGATGCGGGTTAGAAAAAAGAAGAAATCCTTCAACTCGATCATGACCAAGAATTTCAAACGATTCATTGATCTTGGCAAGTGCCCATACATTACGACCATCGTTCAAGGAACCTGCGGTATTCATTTCCATATCACCAGCAGCGACAAAATCATTAAAGAAATTAAACGCTTCGCTGTTTTGAACAGGATTCCAATCCTTACCAACAACATCCAAAATACGATTATCAGAAGTGCGAACCAACGCCGACTTTGCGTTAACTCGAATGGTTTCACCATTTACATGGGTGAAAAGAGGAGTCTTCGCAACTTCCCAATCCAAGCCAGCAGCCTGCATAATCTGTTCAGGAGTCAAATCAGCCGGAACCTTAGTACCCAGACCGTGCCAAGGCAATTCACCAGCCCAAGCCATCTGTGCTTCACCATTTACCATTTCAAGTGCATGTGCCATAATATATTTTCCTTTTAACCAGAGCAGTCCATCCGCTCTTGATGTGACTCTTATACCCCCAACAGATATAAGAGTCAACATCTTTTTTCAAAAAAGTGCAATTATTTTATCAACCCTGTCGAGAACCCGGATTTGTGTACTTCTCCTTACGAGGAGATGCATTAAATTCATTTTGACGGGATGTTAGCTTGGTAAGAACTCGCCGCATAGTACGGCCACCGGGGAACTTCTTCCCAGACCGTGTACGAGCGGGTTTAGTGTTGTTTACTCCAACCCTGCGACCGTTTACCAAAATATGGATAGACTGATCTTTCGTATCACTAGGAACGCCTAGAAGATCTTGACGAGTCTTTGAAGTCATACAAGCAATTTGAATAGAAGATAGATTATTCATAATATAATTTCCTTTATTAATCTACGGTTTCTTCGACGCAGCAAAAATTTTCAAATTCTCGCCATGATCCTGTAAATATTACATCAGTAGGATCCTTGATCACCACCTTATCTGGATAAATGTGATACTCAAATTCCTGCCATTTATCTTGATTCAATTCAGGAGAACACAAATAAATTCCTCCCGCACTATCACCTTTCAATCGGCCAACAATTTGAGCAGCCATACATCCCATTCCATTAAATTGGGTAGCTGCATCATTGTAGCCATTTACCATAGTCTTAGAATTCATAAAAGATGCGATATCCTTACCATGTCCTGTAGGATAACCATCAAATTGACGATAAAATGCCACAAACGGGGTTTTTCCATCAGTTTCATAAAAGTATGTTAGTGACCGAGTTCCCATAATATAATTCCTTCAAAATTTAATTAATAGTAACGTTCTTCATTTCTCGAAGAGCTTGATCCACACCAGAATTTATACGGTGTTGAATTAGGTCAATATATGCTGGAACTAATGTTTTAGCTCCACCTTGAATGGCCAAAGTATATACAACTCCTTCTATCTTCCATGTTAACGCTGAAGATATAATACCAAATTTTTCTGTGGTTGTCAAGTCATCATGAGATTTAAAATAGGAATCAGTTGTCTTTGTAAGCTCGGCTACCAATTCTATAATATAATTATGAAGATCATCTAGTCGTTCGGTTTTTATTTTATTCATAATATAATTTCCTTAAATGTGACAATCGACCACAGTAAACCACTGGTCTGATGGTGTTTTATTAATAAGGTCTGCGTACCAATTGTACCACTCGGTTTTACTCATTTCGTTAGAAACGCTGCCAAACCAACCCATTTCTCCCCGTTCGAACCAAGTTCCATCCTTTACAACAGCAAAAGTTGTAAAGGCTGCTGCCCTAGCATTACTAGCGTATTCATCTTCAGTTACTGAATATGATTCATAATTTCTATCCCACCTGAATTCTTCAGATGCATTAAGATCCATAATCACTGGAGAAGATGAGAAGATTTGTCTAGCCTTATCATGATTATAATCATTTTCCAACAAAATATAATTATAAGTTGGAAGCACTCGGCCATCACGAATTGTGTGAAATTTTTTCCATTTAATTCTAGCAGACGCTTCAGCATCATCACGAATCTTTACAATATTGATGGCACCTTTAGTTGATTTGTCCATGGCAATATGTCCACCCCATCGACCACCGACAACCCACCAATCCCATTTTTTATTAGGATTGGTTCGATGAATAACTCGATTAATGTGACCGTTTGATTTACGGGTGAATCGATAATACTTACCATTTTCATTTATATCATCTCCATAATAATACGAAAGAAATTCAACAAATGTCATTTTGGTATTATCAGGAGATGAATTATGAGCTTTAAATTCTGCCCTAGCCTCAGCCGTAATGTCGATATCTTTGACATATTGATCATCTAACCCTGTACATTCAAATTCATGCCAAGGCGCAAGAATGGTTTCCAGCTCCATTTGGGTAGGCTTAGTGGGTGTGATTACCAGTAGACTAAAATGTGACATAATATAATCCTCAATTTGATGTGAAAATATATAACCTAATTAGCGATAGATGTCAAATCCTATTTTCACCTTCTTTAATCGCTCTTTCAATCATTACCCTCAACATAGTTGTTAGATTTGGATCGATCACATTGATAACACTTGCATACCAACCAACAATATCGCTAAGTGCATCTGCAATAATAAATGACGATTCAGGAGTAAGATTTTTGGCGTTAGCTCCACCAAGAAACACCAGAATTTCTTCATGAATAATTTTACGTAGGCTATCAGACTTTTTCATCAATTGTTCAATATCTACCATGATTAATCGTTCCATTCTATAATAAGTTTACGGCCATTTTTACGCAAAATCCCAACATAATTACCGATATTATTATCAATAATTGCCTCTTCATCAGGATCTATTTCAAAAATACTAAGACCTTCTTTCTCACAGGCATAGGTCCAACTTCCAAGTACACCATATTTAACATGAGATGTAGCATCTGTCGCCCGTTCAGCATGGCTATGCATAATTGCTATTCTACGCTGATAGTCGGTATTATACCATCCAGAACATTTATAAGCATAGTCAAATCGTACAATTTCAATGCCTTCTTCTGTGACCTTAACATCTTTCCGACGAGTGTAGCAATAAACGCCCATAAAGATCTCCTTTGTGTTGAAGCCTTTATAGACGTTTATAAAACTAAGTCAAGCCTAAATTTAAAAATCTTTTATGTTAGATACCAAGTCGATAGTCTGTTCAGCGGATGTATGAGTTATTCCTCTGCCACCAGCTGTGATAAATGCGTCAACATTTTTCCATTGATCATCTATCAATAATATATCATGCGCTGCATACAGAGCTTTTACCTCTTTTTTAGGTACGATAACTGGAATCCAAGATGGAAATCCATTGGATATCAACCATCTAATTTTCTGTTTAGCAACATCAATGAATAAATCCTGTTGAATGCCACCAGCGGATGAAAGATAAAAAACTTTAAGATTTATCGATTGAAGATATCTAATAAGATCGAATGCATCTGGTAAAACAGGAAGGGTTTCAAATCCACCATCTTTAACAAATTTTGGAAATTTCCACTGCCACTCTTCTTTTGTGCTACTAGAAAAATCATATCCAGAATTAAAATCTGCCAATACGCCATCTATATCTAAAGCAATTGTTGTAATCATTAGTATTTTATCTCCTCTGGATTTTTATCGCTCTGAGTTCTACGGATAGTCTGAGCGATAAAATGCATCAATGCTTGGCTTGCATCTTCAACAATCCCATAATTATTAGATTCGATATGTAAATAAACATCTGAGTAGTCTAATGCTGCTCCTCCATCGAATCCTACAATTGCAATTGTTTTCATACATTTAGCTTTAGCTGTTTGTAATGCTTTGCAAATATTTGGACTATTTCCAGATGAACTAATAGCAATTAAAACATCATTGCGCCTTCCTTGCCATTCTATTTGTTTTGAAAAAACTTCATCATAACCAATATCATTGGCGATGGCAGTCATAACAGAAACATTTGATGCTAAAGAAATAATTTTTGGATATAATTCTGTATCTGTTGCTACCCCTTTCATACAATCACATGATAAATGTTCAGATATTGCTGCTGACCCGCCATTGCCACATGTGAATATGGTTTTAGAAGATCCCATAGCTTGTATCATAATATCAACTATTTGATCTAAATCAAATTCATCAATATTATGAATTGCTACTGCTAGGTCATCAGCATAAGTATGCAAATCTAGATAAGGTTTAGTCACGATATACCACCTTTGCACCTTCTGGTGCCATTTTAACTGTTAACACTGTGTCTTTAAACTTACATTGTGTTAATTTGTTGCGATCTTTTTCTGTTTGCATCATGGCTAATATATACCCACCTCCGCCAGCACCAAGAACCTTACATCCGATACTGCCTAAGGAATAACAAGTTTCAATAATATCATCTATGATATTGTTTGATATTTCGGATGATGTTTTTTTCTTAAGGTTCCACGAATGAGATAAATTTGTGCCATACTGAATTATATCTACTTTAGAATTTCCAATTAAATGCGCTATATCTTTTATTTTATCTAAGTGGTTCGATTTATCAAACACCACAGTATCTAAAATTGAGGTGGCTTTTCTTTGTATTCCAGTTGAAATAAGAACACAATTATCCAATATATTATTATCATCAATTTTAGAAATTTTACATCCAGATTCTGAATATTCGATATAATTCATCCCACCAAATGCTGAAGCATACTGATCTTGTTTGCCAATTCTCCATCCGCATTTTTCAATTTCTATCTTAGAGGCAAGCTCTGCTATTGAATATGCATTATATCCAGAAAAAGAATATAAATCTACTACAGCAGAAATAAGGGCACATGTGAAGGCAGAAGATCCACCTAGCCCACTTCCTATCGTAGGAATATCCGCCCATGTATTAATTTCGATACCTGTTTTTATTCCAAAATATTTGAGAACTTCTCTGACAATATCATGTTCAATATCATTGATATCATAGACAAGTTCTTGTTTCATATATGAAATTTTAACATGACGATGCGGAGTTTTACTAACAGCCACATAAACAAATTTATCAACAGCGATGGAGATTGTAGCGCCACCGCCATTATTAATATAATACTCTGGAACATCTGTACCACCTCCAAAAAAGCTAACCCGTAACGGAGCTTTAGCTAAAATCATAAAATTTCCTCAATAACAACCCCAACCTCTACATTTAGTACATTTTACCCCGCCGCCGGGGGCATTAACTATATCCCCGTCACAATCTGGGGTAGCATCCCATAGCTCATCGTGATATTCTTTGCGCTTGGCTTCTTTACGTCCATCCTCTGTCATTATCCGGTCCTATACATGAACTTTGGAGACGCTACAGAAATGTCTTTCCCTATGTTTTCGGCTACCAATGATTGGCATAAGGCATTCCACTGAGAAGACACTCTATCCCAATTAAATCTAAAATCTGCATATGTTTTTACAAAATTAAGATATGGCATCATATTATCATTTTGTAGACGATTAATAGTATCATCCAAGAGATTATAGAACAATCCAGCATGTTTGTTTTGATCATTATCCCATTGATATTGTAATGTCAACCCACCACTTGTATCAGTTAATCCTGCAAAATTAGGATGAACGCATACACAACCAGATGACATTGCCTCAATCAAGGATCTACTATTACATTCCATCCAAATGGAAGGATATGCAAAAATATGTGCATTTGCTACATGCTGTCTTACAGTTTCGTTACTAGCAAATCCGTGGTAGTTAATTTGGGGATGATTTCGACAACGTTCAAATAATTCTTCGAATTGTGCATCAGCTTCTGACCATCCATAAATTGCATAGCTAGAAAATACATCTAAAATTATATTAGGATGTTTCTTCGCCAGTTCTTCAAATACTGGCACCAAGATGTTCAATCCTCTCTGAGGAGTGGAGGTATAGATTAAACGTATTTCTTTTTTTGGATCTGGTTTATTAATTGCTGGAAATGGATCAATTGCGGTATCGATTACACAGAATTGCTGAGTTTGGGGGACACCTAACAACATCTGATATGCGTTCATTTGCCAATTACCACAATATACTATCTTATGAAACCTATTTCTGCTATTAGGATCCTGTAGATGTTTAGTTTCACTATCCATTGGTAGATCATGAACCCAATAAATTCTAAGCCTATCATCATGTAATTCTCGTACACGAGAAGGAATAATCTGAAATTTATCATGAAATTCCGGGTTTAATCTTGAAATAAGACCTTCTACCATTTGTTCAGTTCCGCCATGAGAATTCTTATTTAATTCATTACGGGACCAAAGTTTTGGATCAATGCTCATAATTTAATTCCTCGATATGTCTATAATGCGATTTAATAATATCGCTTAAATTGTGTTTGGGTCTATAATTCAATTGTGTGATGGTTTTAAACGTATCTGCTAAAAGATACGCAGGATCCCCAGAACGTTCTTCGCTTATCGAATAAGTTAAAGGAAAATGCTGCTGAAACATTTTTACAAGCTCTTTATTAGAGCTATGGCATGCATTACCATTTCCAACGTTAAATGTGTCGAAATATCCATATTCAGTGAGGATGATATGGTTGGCGGCAGCTATAAGAGTTCGACACACATCTTCTACATGTATGTAATCTCTAACACAGGTTCTGTCATATGTATTATAATCAGATCCAAATATCTTGAATTCAGACTTATTTATAGAGGCCATAGACATTTTTGTCAATATATGAGGTTGATCAACATCCTGTCCTAATTCCCCATATGAGCCTGCTACATTGAAAAACCTCATAGCCATAGCTCTGGCACCATATGCGGCACATACAGCCTCTAAGAGCTTCTCTCCGAACCATTTGGTCCATCCATAGGGGTTGATGGGATTTCCTGCTAAATCTTCTCTGATTAGATGTGATGTTCCAACATCACCATATACCGCAGCAGAAGAAGCAAAAACAATAGGAGTTTTTTGATTTACTCCTTCTACGATACCAGTCAACATTTCAGTTAAATGTGAATTGTTGTTTTTAAAATATGTAAGAGGATTTGTCACAGATGGGCCAAGCAAACTATTGGCTCCTAAATGGAATATTACATCAACTTTATTTTGTTTAGCTTTCCAAAAGTTGATATTGCCATATCCTGTAGGCTTATTATTATAAGCACGAGAAACATAATTAGAAATGATGTCCAAAGGCTTATTATCAATATCCAAAGCCACAACATTCCAACCAGATTCATGAAGAATTTTACAAAGAATTCGGCCAATATATCCCCCTGCTCCGGTAACAATAGCTTTCACAATTCATCCCCAATTTCTATTTCTTCAACATATTTTCGCCCGATATCTAAGCATAACGACAAGACTGCCATTGCACTTATTCTGGACGCTAGATTTACAACTAACCATACCGCTATTTTAGCTTTAATATGTTCCCATTTGGTCAACGGTTGTATCATATACTCTCACTTATCGTATAAGAAATAACATTTGAATAATTCAGATTAAATTTTCCATGTTTACCAGACACTACCACGATATCTTTATCTAATGGATCTAATGATATAAATGTAAGCATATCTTGTTCACTGTGTAAACCAGTGTTATATTCAACCGATAATGGAGAATAATTTGTCATATCATGAAAAAATAATGATTTATATTGATCATCCATTTCTGAAATATATTCAACTAAAGAATCATACCCGCCTATAGGTCTATAGTAAGAATCTTCGTATATAACCCAAATTTGAGGAACAGTCTTAGCATCTGGTGCTAATTCTAAAAGCTCTTCTTTGGTATAGTCCTCTCCAAGATTCATATATGTAAATTCAAAATTCTTATTAGTGAGAACTTCTTTTGCTTTATCACAAAATTGACAATTATTTTTTCCATAAACGATGAAACGCATATTATCTCCAAGAAATTTTATTAATAGAAATCCTAGCATCAGGATATAGACGATCTAGGTAACTTTGGACGGCAAATTCTGATTCAGCCCCATGCAAATGGACCACACTGGATCCCTGTTGCTGACGACGATTACGAACATTATTCTTAGAATAATAAAAATCGACCATAAAGTTTGCCATGGAATTGTCTCCTTATTTAGGAGTTATATTCCAATTTTACTCAGATGTCAAGCTATAATATGCGTCAACTCTTTCATGTGCGACTGTAACCCAATCGGATACATTTTCAATAAAAACAGATGGACCATCGCCATTTTCGTTAGCAATGATAATCACAACTTGATCAATGGATATCCCAGTTAGTTCTTTAAATGCGATAGCATAGATCGTAGATTGGATAAAATAATCTTCTATCCATTCTTTCTTTTTCTCGTTGGTGCTGGTTTTATAGTCTATAATCGATCTTTTGCCCTTAAATTTGGCAATTAAATCAGATCTTCCGGCTATTCGAAGTGTATCTGAATATAATGGAACTTCTATCCCTACAATATTTCTAACATTTTTTAATAGAATAGGTCTTATTTGGCCAAATAGAGCTAATGCCAAACTATTTTCCCGTCTAGGATCTATTTTTTCTCCCATGACAAATCGTTCGGCCAAACTATGTAATTCATTTCCTCGCATTGCAGCGGCCCTAGTGATTCTATCAGCTTCTGCATCTCCAATTTTAAGTCTCCATTTTATTAGATGGTCTTTATCGGATGTTTTACCTAATACCGTAGTCACTGATGGATATTTTTTACCATCTGGTGTGATATAATATCTACCTGTTGGTAGAGTTTCACATTCTAAATCTTCAAATTTCATTAATTCAAGTGACATAATTTATTCAATCTGTAGTAGCTTTGATACCAAATTTTTTCTGTTTAGCCTTTACGACTTCTCGAATTTTTGTTTGCTTAATACCTTTATCACCATATGTATCTGCCATTTTAGAAGTAGGATTGGCTCTAGCTATTCTTCCCATCATATCATTAAATCCGGCATCTGGTTTGATACTATCGCCAGTTCCGCTTATGATAGCACATCCAGTTACCATTTGTTTTATATGAGGATTGTCGGCCAAATAAGATTCACGAGCGGAAATACCCATATAATCTTCCCATTCTTCATCAGTTTCAGTATTTTTAAATCTGTAAATAGGCATTAATCCCACAATCCTCTATAATATTTGCCAAATAATATCAATCCATTAGCTATACGTTTATCATATTCTAATGCAGATTCTTTATCATACCAATATTTAGGCTTGTTTGGATCCACTTGGTCATTTATATGCATTTCTGAATATTTTGGTTTATCAGCTTTAGGGGTGAAAACTAATGTCATATTATCACTATGATGATGAAAATCTTCTGGCTTTAAAATTTGAGCAAATGCCCAAATCATTTCATCCAAAGCCCAATTCCATCTATCATGTACAGTTTCATCGTTATCAAAACCTGAATTATGATTCCTTAATTCTTCTGGTACATCTTCGTTATCTACAATACATGAACCATGCTTATTCTTTTTTAATTTGATGAGAGCGGGATGAATAATTCGTGCTAACGTGTAGTCAAGATTCCACACATCTTTACGAGATATCTTGACTACACGATTAGTTACTTTCATAATTTTACTTTCTAGTGTCTAACAACATGATCGGCGGCGTGAGTAGCGGCCCATGCCAGAGGTTTAATTTGTGCATCTATACCCAGACAGCCCTTAACCCAACCAAGAGCTTCTTTAACAGCCACATTAGACTTATGCTTTGGATTTGGATTGATATCAAGATGGACCGACATATGCCTACCACCTAGGACTTCCAGAATATCAGTTGCGGCATCTACTGCAAACTGAACCTCTGTCAGTAGTCGTTGCTTTAGATTGCCATAATCTTCTAGGTCTACTGTATGATGAAAAATTTGGCATCCATGTCGAGAATCTTTATGTAGAATAATAACAGTTGAATACTTTGCCATCCACTTTTTATTTTTCTTATAACGAATACTATCTGCGCCAACATACACAGAAGAACTTTGTGATGAGTTCATGATAGCTTTTTTGGCATCTTCAAACATATTACTTCCTTTCAAAACATTAAGTAATGTTGCCTTCTATATAGACTTGATATTACTATGTCAAGGAAAATATTGGCGAATGCGCTGGGATTCGAACCCAGATTTTCAGTTTTGGAGACTGACGTGTTAAACCATTGATCACTACGCAAACGTGAGGGCAAGGTTTTTTAAAGAAAAACCCTGCAAGAAAACTTAATCTCTGTATTATACCAGAGCAGCTCTGATGCATGCTACCTATTGTCCGAGATTAACGACATTTTGGTTCTTAATAACTAAATCATTTTTAGTTGCATAATCTATAACATCTGAATAATAAAATATTATTCCGCCGCCATCCCGTGGTTTGGTATTCGGTAAAGCTTTAAGAAAGCTAAATGTTTGCGGATAGAAATATTTACTACTATCGAATATATCATCTATTATTTCTTGATCGGTCATATGCAACCTAATTAAAATTATTTATAATTTCTATTATTTCTTTATATTGATGCAGTGAGTTTGCCGATGTGCCTGCCAATATTACGACTAGTAATTCTAAATGTTCTCTAGGCATCGTTTTAATATGTTCTATATATTCGTTAAAATCTGGACGATCATGTGACATATTTAATCCCTCATAAAATACTAGCATATGAAACGTATATACAATTGGTCGGGAAGACAGGGATCGAACCTGCGACCTGATGCTCCCAAAGCACCCGCTCTACCACCTGAGCTACTTCCCGATATTCTTTATTTAGTTTTAGGCGGGAGTGACGATTCTTCACCCGCTCTACCATCTTACTGTCAAGCCTTCTATATGACTATTTTTGGCCTTTGTGATTGGTGTGCTATTTATTGATCGTTTAACTACACTACTAAAACAATATTGGCACCCTAGGTAGGATTCGAACCCACATGTTAGTTCCAGTTACCTTTCGCTCCGTTCGTAGCGGAGGGGGATACTAGGGCATTAATTGGTTGCGGTGTCACGGATTTGCACCGGTTTTCTAGGATATGAGCCTAGTGAGATACTGAACCTCCCACCCGCTATGAAACTCTGTGAAGCCCTTTCAACTTCTTGGATAGCTCCCTTACCGATAGTCTATCTATGTCATCTTCCCGATGCGGGGCTAAGTTTTTACGGATATTTTCTTAGCATCTAATATGGTACTCGGTAGTGGGATCGAACCACTGACAACTGCCGTGTAAAAGCAGCACTCTACCGCTGAGTTAACCGAGCATTTTTTCAAAATTTTATGGTACGGACGGTGAGGATCGAACTCAACACCTAC